TTCAACAAGAAATGCTAGACATTCCATTGGATCTCCAAGAACATTGTCTCGGTCGGTCGTTACATTGTAAGAGAATCCATAACGATCAAGGACCGCTTCGTAGATTGCCTCTTCAAACATTTGATCTTCTTGATAATCTTCATGTTCACCTGCAAGGAGATTTTTAACTACTTCATTTTGATCTAACTTGATCACGAAGTTTACTGCAGGACTAAGATCGGCAGGAAGAACATCCTCACCGCTTTGATTGTATAAGAATAAATATGCTTGGCCATCTCTGTAATAAATTGTCTGACCTGTACTTTCTGAATTGAATGCTGTTCTCATGGGACGTATCTAGTTTTGATTACGTTGTAAAGATAAGCACTAATATTGACATATGGAAATTTATTTCACTAATTCTGAAAATAGTTTTTCATACTGTTCAAATCGATGTTCTCGAATTGGTCGTATTTTAGGTTCTGTATTAAAGTATAGTAATAAGCATGGACTGATTGCTTTATATGCTTCAACATATTCGTAGCTTTCAAGTTCGTTATTATCGATACGTTGTTTAATTCTGTTGTGATATGAATACATAATCCGGCTTTACAAAGGGTTAGAATTTTTAAGATCTCGTTCGTGTCGCCATCCCCTTTGATCAGGAAGCCTTCTTTAATATTGCTAGAACATCTTCACCTCGAGCAGAAAAGATTTCTTTGTATGCTAGTCCTGGTATCCATTCACCCTCAAGCTCTAAATCATACCATACGCCCATAATTGTAAAGACCTTTTTAATTATGTACGTAACATTATGGCAAGATTCATATTCACCGGTGTAACGGACCCGGTCTCCCTCATTAAGGATAATCATTAAAATTGCTTCATTTCAGTAGCTATCATTTCAGGTGTGATGATACCTTCAGTCACTAATTCAACATTTGCTTCCATTTGAGCAGTATATAAAGCAGTAGAATCGGATTGTTTTACCAGAAATTTGGTATCATCAACTCTATTATATACGATACCTTTCTTTACAAGAATCTTTTCTATTCGATCAGATAATTCACTCATTACTTCATCTGGCATTGTTGTTTTCATCTTTCCTATTTTAGTTAAGTTAAAGATATAAAAATTGTTGAGCAAGCAGGATTCGAACCTGCAATGTGTACATATTTTCATGCACTATATCGGTCTTCGGAAATAAAAAATCCGAAGACCGAAAGTGACCCCGGTGGGATTCGAACTCACAACCGTCCGGGCCGAAACCGGGTGCTCTATCCATTGAGCTACGGAGCCATGTATCATCAAAGTGACCTAGCAGGGATTCGAACCCCGAACCTCCTGATCCGTAATCAGGTGCTCTATCCAGTTGAGCTACAAGGCCAATAAAAAGAATAAATCGTGACAATCTACGGCTGTAAATTCCGTCTGGCACCTTAACCCGACTGCTGCAATAATACTTCACGTCTACCAACGTTCATCATATCATTCCGAATCGGTCCTTCACTAAGCCTGTATACGGAGCTTACTCGTACACATTTTTAGATCAGATGGCTTGTCTACCGCACCGGGAGGTACAGATAAATCTGCCGACTTATTCTAAGTGGTCTCACAGGGATTCGAACCCTGATTTTCAGTTTAGGAAACCAACGTTCTATCCATTGAACTATGAAACCATTATTGATGATCGATCCCTGGGTGGCGCGGTTATACTGTGGCTCTTAGTTATACCGCGATTATCTATACATAGCTCGAGTTACTATAGATCGCCACATGCCCACCCAGGCATCGAACTCCAAATTTATGTGGGCCCAGAGGGATTTGAACCCCCGACCGCTTGATTATGAGTCAAGAGCTCTAACCAACTGAGCTATAGGCCCGAAATATTTTCATATCTCGGTTTGTTATCCAAAGATAACATTTATGTAATCCCGGAGGGAATCGAACCCCCAACCAATGCCGTAGAAAGACACCGTTCTTCCATTTGAACTACGGGACCAAATGGTGACCCAGGAGGGATTCGAACCCCCAACCCTCGCCTTGACGATGCTCTGTCCAGTTGAGCTACTGGGCCATAATTAAATCTGCATGTAATTCTCTATGACATCTACAACACAATAAAACACATTTGTCTAATTCTTTTTGCATCTTATGCCATGCTATAGTACCTCTACAAATATTAAAATCTTTTTGTGTTGGATCTATATGGTGGAATTCTAAAGCACTTGCGCATTTATTATAGTTACATATTTTACACGATCCACCTAAATATTCTATAGCCATTTGTTTCAATTTTTTCCGTCTATTGCTTACGCTACTTCTGTTTTTTGATATTTTTTCTTCTTTTGTTAATATTGTTTTTACTTTATCATCTCTGTATTTTTTAATTGTGCTTCTACATAATCCAAAATGTTTAATTGCTTCTTTATCAGTATGATTTTTACAATATTCCTTTATTTGTGCTTGTATAATTTCCGATATTTTTTGGTTATCTGTTACTATTTTACCGTCACCACTACAATGATAAGATACCACACCGATCGTACAATTTAATTCTTTGCATATTTCTTTATATGATAGACCCAATTCTCGTAATTCCAAAATTGGTATTTTTAAACCTTTAGCCATAATATATAATTTTATTTATTTATATATCTGATATAGGTTCAGAAAAGTTGGCGAAATGAGATTCGAACTCATGTTTTCAACCGCTACCTTAGTAATGCGTATCAGGCATCCTGGTTACACGCCAATAAAAGACAAAGGCCCGAGAACTTAATCCCGAGGCCTTTGTTTAAAAATCGTTATCTAAATTTTCAACAATACAATCCCGGGACGCTGTTCTGGCGTCTAATAATGCGGGCTATGATAATTGTTGTAAACATTGTTTCTTGTGTGTTATATATCTCTTGCTTCAAATTGTTTCAAAGATATAAATATATTTTGATCTGATTGTTTTTGGTGGAAAAATTTCAATATATAAAGTGAACTAACCAATTTATAGATGAAACACATTAAATCATTTACTCAGCTCAACGAAAGTGAATCTACTGAATATTCACAAGAAGTTATTCGAGGTGTTTAAAAAATTAAACCCGGATTTTTTATTTAATGATGAAAAAGATGCAAAGGCGGCATCAGAAAAATTAAAGGAGAATAATATAATTTCTCGATACGGTCCTGATGTTTATATACTGGTTAAAGTAAACGGAAAAAAGATGTATGCACCAGTACACGAAAACTATGATATTGAAGCACAGTCTGAATGGTCGGGTATGAGTAATCAATATGGCTATGGAATCTGGGCCCCGAAAGTTTTGTTTCAAGAAGTAAAGGAAGAAGAAACTTGGAATGGTGAATTTGGTTGGAAAGACAAGGGTTCACCAGATTGGGTCTTTGTGTATATGCATTTGATCGATGGTGAAAATGGTGAATGGGCAGAAGGTGCTATTGGAGAGGGTAAAGAATTCTTTTTTGAGGAAGACTCTGATGGTAATGTGATATTCAATTATTTAAAAGGAGATCCTGATTATGGATATGATGAGGATGATGATGAATATTGGCAATAAACAAGAAAAACAGGATGAAGAATTTAAAAGTATACGAAGCCTTTCTCAATGAGATCTTTATATTCCTAAATTAGGAGATAACGCAACCGTACGACCAACATCGTCCTCTGTTAATTGTGTACCATCAATACCGCTTGAAATCATTTTTTCAGCGGTTTGTTTTTTAAAAACCTAAAAACTGTAAATCTCTTACTTCATTCATTTTAATCGCTTGCTAAGATAACATATTTTTCCAACACTGAGTCTGTTTGACCAGAAACTAATTTCATATAGTTTCCATCTTCTGCATAACTACCACCCAATGCTTCGATATATTGATCCTCCGTGTCAGCTTTCCTTAGGTAGCTTGTTTGGTATAGAGCATAGTCAATAACCGACTCTTGCCATGAATCATATTTTGCATGACCATTCATAGGTCCTTTGTGGGTTGTACACCTTTGTGCTGCACACTTCATTCCGAACAAATTGTTGTTCTCCATGAAGATCTTACTCTTATAATGACCAGTTTCAACTCGAGCTTGGGCCATCACTATATGTGGGTATCGTACATTAAGATCATTCAGTAATTCCCATAATGCATCTTCAGAGAATTCTAATTCTTCATTAAGAACAATTGGAATCGCTTCTGACTCAACCATCACTTGATTATCCTGACATATATCTCGACCAGTCATATAACCAGTTCCCACTACAAAGATCGTGTAGAATAAAAGATAAGCAGTAATGGGTTTGGTAACCTTTGTGTATTTTAGGGTCTTTTTGTCGAACGTATAAAACATGAATTATCTATTTTATCTATGGTTAGTAAAGATAAGCACTATACGTATACAGATACAGAAGGTTACGTTTAATTTCCGAAACTTGAAATTATTCTCATGTCGTTTTCCTACCGATATGGAAATTGTCTCGCATGAATTCTACTACCATATAAGCTGGGGTATCATTCTTGAACATGATGTTCGGTCCATGCTTATCAAGGTAAACTGCTTGAATACCATCCCCGAAATCTTTCATTCCATTGAGCGTGTTCATTCCACATTCGAGACTACCGCATTGATATGGCTTCTGGGATACTCTAGGTATCGATGAACTGGATCTAATGGGACTATGTGTATGAATGATGTTCTGATACTCTGGGTAGGCTTTTAGCAACTCCCACTGACTCTTAGCACCGACACTAGCCTTTCTAGTTCCTGTAACCAGGAATCTGTCGTCTACCACTTTGACCAGTGAAACACCTTCAGTAAATACTTTATTGTGGTCTGCCTTCCTTTGTGACGATGCAAACTCATCAGATTGCAATCGTGTACAGAAATGTCCAGGTGTAAATCCATTACCGTTGTTCTCAATGAATCCACCATGATTTACAAGATAGTGAAGCACACTTCTCATATTGGGTGAAAGTATATTGATCTTAAATGTATTAGCACATTCTATGAATTCTGTCCTGGTATAAGTCGCATCCATCCGCATCTCAATCATATTGAGCAACTCATATAAAGTACGATTACGATTATTGTAATGCTCTCCATAATAAGATTCCTCTGGTGTGATAATGATGTTCTTACGTGTGATCGTATCATTGGCCAACACCAAATTACATTTAGATCTCTTCATCATTTTAAGTCCAATCAAATGCTGTTCTTCTACTGTAGCATTCGTAGTAGTCTTAAATCCAACTAGAAAAATATCGGGTCTTACTCTTCTAATCCGGTCAATGATCTTCTCTGTAGGATGTACTTCCTTGAATCGGTCACCATGGAAATTAACATCAGTGTATTCATAGTCACAGAAGGCAACGCTACACACGATCAATTTAACAGTCGGATCTTTCAATAGAGACAAGACATATTTTTCCACGTCTTGATTTGTAACCATATTACTGTTAGGATCGGCCATTTTGGTAAGAGCCAATTCTGTTCCAGGAATATCCTTCATCCATTCATAAAGTTGTTTGGCTGTATTACCAAAGGCCGGAGCCGATAAGGATAAATGATTTGCTATCGGCTGGAATGTACCTCCACCCATTATGATTTTTCTTTCTACGCCCATGTCGTTTCTTTTATTGATGTCCATTATGATTTTTCTTTTTACGTCCATGATTCTTTTATTACGGATTCAATAAGTTCTTCGTACTCGTGATTTAACGTATTACAATGTTCACAATTACAATCGCCAAATGTTACGCTTTCTTGTGTTTCAACAGTACAGCCTTGGTCCTTATAATAGAGCTCTTGTAGTTTCCATCTTGCATCAATATGCTTGGTTACACAAGCCGAAAAGACAACTCCTGATTTACATTTTATTACAGTCATTTCATTATTTTTTTCTTGACCAATGTTTTTCAGATGGGCACATGTATTTAAACTTTCCGTCGAGAGAACAATAAATGTCAACACCGTCTCTAACATTTTCGATCTTCCACAAATCACCATTGTGTGTTTTGTTTTTATTGAACTCAGCACCGGACTCAATAAGTAATAGGAGAATCTCTTTCATAATAATCGAATTTAACGTTTACATTTGAGATATATACGATGATGATAAAAATACTACCGCAGAATACATCACCGCCTATTTGAGCCTTTGGTTCAAATGAAACGTAAACTACGTTACTGGCGAGTAGATGTTATCCATGTAAATGGTTATCACGCTCCCTCCACATTTATTACGACTGATGAAGTTAGAATGTGGAAAGCTGAAGCCCAAGCCTTACGCTTGGCAAAGGAATCTTGTCGATTGGCAGATTTCCCTGACAAATGGGTATTAGTACCTATTATGAGGAATGTCGTTCTTACGAACGGTAAACTTTATGACATTTAAAATTGAGAGGGGACCTTTTTAGGTCCCTTTTTTTTATGTAAGGGATATATAAAGCATGAACGATCAATTTAGAAACAGACCAGATAACAAGCATTTATCCGAAGCTCAGAAAATGCAGAAGTTAAAAGCTGAACGAGACAGAGAACTCTTTGAGGCTATGAGGATGTATGCAGCAAAGCAACTAATAGGTGCTCCAGGTGGTGGAAATGCAAGTGCTCTTGCGGGATGTGATTTTGAAACTGGTTTAGATGTCTGGTTATCATTTCCCGATGCAGACGGAGGAGAATTCCTATTCAGATTAGAATATATTACAACTGATTTAGAAAATAATCCAGTATTCCAGTTAGAAAATTTTTCGTTTCCAATGACCGTTAATAAAATTGATGGACTTTGGAATCTTATAATAGATTTTGGAGGAGGCAATGTAATAACATTTACATCGCCTGACTTAATTTCTGCCGAATGGTCAGATGTAGGAGTAGTCGAAGCACTAACTATACATTCAACAGCATGTGGTAGAGCTACTGTATTACCATATTATTGTATGACTGTAACTCAAGAAGGATATAATCCTTCGGAACTAGCACTTGGCTTTTTCGATACTAACACAGATGGAATTCCTGATATGTGGATATTCGGATTCGGGGGCTTTGTCTGGATAGAAACTGGATGGGAAATTGAAATAGATGAAATTGGTATAGTAGAAATTCCTTGGCTGGATAAGAATACTTTGCCACCAGGACCAACTGAGGTTGCTGAGGGATGGAGTGTAACTACAATCCTTGGTAGATGCGAAGATATAGAAGCTTTAAATCCAGGAATACCGGTTCAATTAGTATGGACCGGTGCATTTGTAGGTGGTCCAGTAGACATTTGGATATATGACAACGCAATAGACCTAAACGTTCTTGGTCAATTCACCATTGCCACTGGCTCACCAAAGACATATTACCACAATATTGATCTTTACCCATCTTTTCACGTTGCAGGCGTTTTCTGGAATGATCCACAGATAGTACCCAATCATGAAATAGCAATGTTTGGAATTGCTTCAGCAGATCTTGAAGCAAGTAACGATAATGAATCTGAAGCCGTATTAGGAGATGTGAGCTTCTCTTTGAATAACGTTGTGATTTAAAAAATTCGTACTTTTGTACGATGAAAAGACTTATAGCGATTATCGTAATGTTCACAATCATGAGTTGTGATGTAAAAATTGAACCTCGAGATGTTGGAGCTTATAGTGCCAACGTTAGTTGTGAAGACCAAGGCGGTGACAATTGTGTTCTGTATGATACCAAACGAGCTGATGGCATGGTATATGGTATATTTTATGGTAGCAGTTCACAAGGTGGTTTACATGTAGTAAATCTCACCAAAGATGCACTTGAGGTGGAACTTCTTAGAAGACAGATCGTAAAGTTTGATCGAGAAAATAGATCAAATGAAAAAGCGGAATCCAATTAAGGACTCCGCTTTTTTGTTTTGTAGGCAGTCCAGGACTTGAACCTGATTTACAAAGATATAAGCTTTGCGTGCTAACCCATCTACTAATTGCCCAAGTACGACCAATAGAATCCACCGGCTGATTTTACTCTGCCATTACATGCTGCTGTTATGTTGCTACGTTTTCGATCACCAAATATTTCTTCACTGGCATCTGAAATACTATCCCAAATTTTAATTTCGCTTAGATTTTTTTTGTCAATTTGTATAACCTTTTTATTACAATGTGACATATCTCTTACTTTAGCATGTTCACTTAATTTTTTCTTTGTTTCCTCTGTATGAGTTTTTCCATAGAAGGGATTACCGGTTCCTTTATATTTTTTAGATCTTGCTATCCGTTCTTCATTACTCATTTTTTGTAACCCGTTCTTACCTTTGTTCCACGGTATTAAGCCTAAACGACTAATTGACATTTTCTTTTTAGATTCCTCAGTGTGTTTATGACCCAACCACCCATTACTTGTTGCAGTTCTTAATATGTTATATCCGTTATTTTCAACAAATGGTTGTAATAAATCAAAATAATAATTTTCTCTTTCAGCAAGAAATTCTGGTTTACAATATTCTAATATATCAAAGGAAAAATTAGACCAACCATATTTAATAATGGCCCGTGATATAACGGTGTTATTTTCTTTGTTTTCATGACTATATTTTCGATAATCAAAATTACTTGTGCTTCCAATATAAATTTTACCGTTTAGCAAATTTGTTATTTTGTATATTCCACTTTCCATTGTTTTTATTTTATATATCTAAAAACAATTTGCTATTGGGCTTAATAGACCAGAAATATTGATTTATTTTTGATTAAGTAGAAGTAAAATCCGATCCAAACCGATGGCCCACCCAATTCCACAATCGTAACGACCACCACCGGCGATCTGCTTTTGTGCACCAAGGGATTCCACCTCTACTTCAAACCCGTCTTCGACATAATAGTCTAGACCACGTTTGACCGTATCGTTGAGCTTATAATCAATATTAAAGCTGTTTAGACAGCTTCTAAGGAGTCCTATTACCTCTTCCTTGCCATCAGTGCCTCCGAGCCTTTCCAATCCGATCTGGGTAAATTCCCTGTATCGTCCTTTCTGTGGCCTTTCGTACCTATAACATTTCTGAGTGTAGAACACTCGGACCGGTTTCTTCATTGCATTCTGCCATTGAGTTTTGAATAGCTCTTGGACAACGGCCGTAGCCTCTGGCAATAAACAGATCTCCCGACCCTTCTTATCATTGAATGTATACATCTGACCCAGGATCTCTGGACCAGCCTTATCTGTGAACGTCTTCTGTTCCCACAGATTAGGTAAAATGATTTCTTGATAGCCTGCTGCGATGAAGACATGAGCGTATCGAATCTATCGCCTTAACGTAGTTTATAGCCTCGTTTCCAATAAGTACTCTTGTTCCTCTAACCATGACTTTCAGTCTTTATATTTACAATATGCTTCTTTAACGAGGGGAGCATATACCCTTCTAAAATCTTTATATCCTTTCACACTACTGAAGTAAAACACTTCATCTGATGTGTTGATCAAATATGCAACCTTCTCCAGCTTGTCAAGAATCGCAACAGTTGGAGCAATACGACCAGTATTTTTCTTAACAACCCTTGTGGAATTAAAGGTTGGTGGTAAATTCAGATCTACAATATCCATTCCAAGTTTAGATCGCATGACTACTAAAGCCATTAGGCGTGCTAAACGAAGAACAGGAATACCAACGGTTTCCGAATGTTCCTCTGCTAAACCATATGTATATGATAAAGCATCATCATAAATTGACGCATTCCTTACAAAATCATTACCATTCTTAAGGAAATCCTCTCGGCGTTCCTCAAACCTTAATCGAGCAATTTCACCTTCGTAAGATTCTTCTTCAACAATTTCAATTTCCATAACCTTTTATTTTGGTGTGCAAGATGGGTCTCGAACCCACGATCTCTAGTTCCACAAACTAGCGCTTTAGACCAACTAAGCTACATGCACCATAAATAGCCATTCACGCTCCGAAAATCGTACGATCTGAAACGGTTTGTAAGACTTGCTGAATTCGTGTCACATTCTTATTCGCTCGCCGCTACTTAAGAATTAGACCGTTCGTCTTTTGGGTGGAAAATCGGGCTCGAACCGACGACCTCCTGGACCACAACCAGGCGTTCTAACCAACTGAACTACAACCACCATATTAAAAATCATCACTACAATCACAAAAACTCTGAAAATTACCATATCTACCTAGTGATTTGACAGATATGTTATCCAATTTCAACTGGCTATTTCCTAAATATGTTTCAAGAAAACTTCGCAATTTCCTTGTTGACTTAATAGATATTTCTCCATCTTCCCACCCATCTAAAGATTCTACGTCTATTGTTGCATTACTGTTTACTTCTGATAATTCCATTTTGTGTATTGTTATGTTTATACACTATGTATCATACATATCACAAAAAGTTTCGAAATCAAAAGTTTATTTTTCTACCTTTTATCCAATCAAGATCCAAATGTTCCCTTAATTCATCCGATGATATTTTCTTTGACCTTTGTTCCTCAACATTATAGATCCAAATCTTACCAAATTGCGAATTCTTATTACCTTGTTGAGCTATTGAATTCTTTAATCCTATTTTTTTCTTTGTCTCTTCTGAATGTTTACGATCTTTCCATATACTTACTAATTCACCGGACAAATATCTCTTATCGTTAATAGACACATGTAATATTTTTCCTTTTTTATCTTTAACCGTCACAAATCCTGTTGTTTGCTGTACAAATTCACCGGTTTTTAAACGAAGATCATCTGTTGATAATATGCTAACTTTACCATTTTTATCTCTTGCCATCAATTTACCTTTTAATGGAGATACTAAATCGCCGGATAAATATCGTGCATCTGTTTTTTTAACCGCATGTTTTTTACCGAATTCATCAACTACAATAATCAATCCTTTCATTACACTGACAACCTCACCCGTTTTTAAACGTGGATCATCTTTGAATACATTAAAGCAAAAACCATTTTTGTCTCTAACTGTTTTCATACCGCCTAAACCACCTTTACCTCCCGGTTTAAGATTCATACACATTGAATCTTGTATCAGATCTTCATTAACTAATTCAATCTCACGATCAATTAACGCTTTTCTATTTTCAAAGAACCCTAAAATTTCATATTCGAAATTCTCTTTTCCATGCTTCCGTATAGATTTTCTAAGATATGTTCCAGATCCTAAATATCCGTCCTTCAAATCATCCGTAGAATGCATTCCTACATAATACTTCCCGTTCAATTTACACGTCGTTTTATAAATGACGTGGTACTCTTTTTCCTTTCTTGGCATTCCATACTTGGTTAGATTTAAAGTATATATCTAACTCAGGTACGAAAAAGCTGCGGCACGCCCGGCAGGACTCAAACCTGCGACACCTGCTTTTGGAGAGCAGTGCTCTAATCAACTGAGCTACGAACGCGTTTGATAGTTTTAAGGTCTATCAACCTTGGGCACCATGCAGGATTTGAACCCGCAGCTAATGGGTTTGGAAGCCATTACCACTCGCCAGATGGTCTATAGTGCATAAACGAGAAAGGCCCGAACAATTTAATGCTCGGGCCTTTCTCTTATTTTGAAATTCTAAATCAGAGTACAGGATTACACGAGCTTTCAGTTGCCTGATGCCAATGGTTTCCATGTATGTTGATCTCGATTCTCATGTTATTCTTATTCTATATATCAACGTTTGTTTCGTTTCTACCGTACAAAGATAGTAATACTTTTGATACTGGTACTATTTAATCTTTGGATTCTTCCAATAATCCAATAATAGCATCAATAACTTCATTATAATCATCAGGTGCTAAAGCAGCAACGTCATCTTTTATCTGACCTAAATTCATTATTTCTGTTTTATTCAATGACATAAACTCTGTCTTTAATCGCTTGATTCAATTTCAAGCCTACCAAAATGATCAAAGTTTCTTTGGCATCAAGAGCAGCTTTTACAGTTTGCATTACTTCAGGATGGTCATCTAAATTTTCAGCATCTCCGATTATAAGGTTTTCCTTAGCCTCAAGTGCTTGTTGAATTTTTGCTAGGATAGCATCACTATCATCACCTACTACACGTACATGAGTTGTATCTATATTCCTATAAATAGGTTTTAGATCTTCTTCATCACCCACAGCAAAGGATTGACCGTTGTGGCTAGTTTTTCAATCATGCCGTAATTTTCGAATAGTTGTAAGTGTTTCATATTCCTGCTGAATCAGATTGTGGTGTTTTCTTGACCTTATCATATAATGCTGTGATTTCATCTTTATGATTAGTACGTAGGTCTTTAGTCTGACCTTCCATGTCTTCCCATTCTAATGAACCATCTACATCTACAGAAGCAACATAATAATTAGTTGGAATCGTTCTAATTGAACCTTGAATACCGTTACCCCACATTACATCACTGTAAATTTGATAAATCAACTCAAATTTCCCGACTTTACCCATCGGAATATCTGCAGATTTACCATCCCAGTCTTTCATTGGTTTCGGCTTATACTTTTCAACGTAAGTTTGTTCCTCGTTGATGTCTTTGAATCTTTTTAGTTTCATGATCGCTCTCTTAATTCATTTACAATATACATAAAACGTTCGGCATAATCTTCTAAATCGGATGCAAGATCCTCTATAGTATCTCCAGAAACGCCACCAGAATCTCTCACACTATTTGTAAGTTCATAATGCATGCCTTGAACTTCAGCTGCTAATTCAATAAGATCTGACAAGTCATCCTCGTCCCATCCATCGTCACCTATACCGAATCCTCCTTCACCTTCATTGAGGTTGTTAAATCGTTTTAATTTCATTGTGTATTCTTTATATTTTGAAGCCTCTTCGCTTGGCCATACGTTCAGCAATATTCTTTGCTTGAACATCATCGTATCCTTCTTCGGTTAGTCGACCAATCTTGTTGGTGATATATTCTGAACATGGATCTTGTGGTTCAGGATTTTCAATTTCGCGCTCTGACCATTCATTAGGTTGTACTTTAACCTCTTCAATATCCTCGTCATCTTCACCAGGTTCGAAGTCATCCAATGCGTCTTCTACGATTGGTTTTATTGTATGTTGACTACTTTGACCGTAGTCTGAAAATCGTTTCAATTTCATCTTAATAGGATACGTTTATTTATATATCCGGAAACATTTCCTTTTTCCGTTGATATAAGGTAACATGGAAGCACTAACAACATTTGACGAACGATTTTATTTCGGACTGTTTGGGGAAGAGTCTGTATTACGAGCTTTAAAAGAAGGAATTATACCGAACTTGGGATATGGTATAGGACCAACCGTTGACAAAGACATTGAAAAATGGTCGGAAGAATGGAATCGGCAAGTGGAAGCAAATGCTGTTGATGGTGACCTTTGGTTTATCAATTTAGATGGAGTGAAATGCTATATTGATGTTAAGGGCACTGATTTTGTATCAGAGTCAAGTTTAAAACGATTCAGACCAGATAATAGTTACTATTTCTTTAATGCTTCCATTTATACAATTGACCAATATTATATGGTTAAAGCTACTCCAGAGTTTCGTAAGTATCTTCTTGAGAACCTACCAGTGACCGGTAATAACTCACCAGGTCGTAATATTATTTGGAATTTGATGAAAGGTGATATGTTCACTTCATCTACTAAAAACGGTATCGTTGTAGAATTTGATCCTGTATTATACAGAAAAAACGTAATCTGGATGGCAGAAGATTATAAGAGACAAGGCAAATATTGCGCTTGGATTAAGCTTTAATCAATTATCATTGAAAAACAAATCGTAACATTCTCTTCGTTACTGTGATTATGCATTGGACTTGTGTACCATCTTAAAGGTAGATCCTTACCGTCTTTGGTTTGGTACATTGTATCGTAATTTAGAAATGGTGTCTTAGAATCACTCGATGCAAGATAATCTGCTCGTACTCGAGCAGATTCCGCAGGCTTCATGAATTCGGCCCAATGTTTACTATAAATTTCTTCCTTAGAATATCCAAGGGCATTAGCAAACACTTTATTGACGTAACGAAAATGACCATCCGGGTGAACATAGGCAACGAACATGGGACAATCAGGATTTTCTAATAATGTTAGAAACAGATTTACCTGTTGTAGTTCACTTATTAAACCTGTAAGGTGATCTACTTCGACTTGAACCTTTTGTTGTACTTCATTCATAATTATATGGTTTCATCTTCAATCTCCATGATCAACTTCGTATCCACTTTAAAATACATGGATGATTCAACAAATGGTTGAATAGACATTCCCTCATCCTCATTCAAAACTATTACACCTCTTTCATCTCTCTGGTCCCCGTGGACAACATAAACAAAGCGAAGAGGAATCATCTTGTGTGGATCTAACTTAGATCCCGCTTTAGCCTTTATAATGATCGTACGACTACCTTTTGCTTTCTCTGGAAATGCAACCTTGGCCATAACGTCTGGAAAGATCTCTGTAAACTGATCTGTGATCGACACAACTTTCTCTTTCCAATCATCAAGACCACATTGGATCTTGAAATCATGAACGCAGCTAGTTAGTTCTTTACAAGCGACATCAAGCTGATGTCTAATATCTTCTGTTTGACCTCTCATTTCTTACTGCTATTTAAGAAGGTTCTAATAAGGTCGCTTGCGCTCGTTAGAGCTGGAATAACTTTCTCTTGCATATCCTTGTTCAAGGCATCTTTATCAGTCTGTAGACGTTCTAAAGCATGTTGCTGTTCAGTTGCTCTTGTTGCAAGTCTTTTAATTTCTGCATCCTTATCTTTAATTCGACTTTCATGTGCTCCTTTTACAAAAGCAAAGAATGTTGCACCACCGGTACCAACAAAACCTAAAAGTAATATTACGGCCCAACGTAACCAACCAAATTCATCTGCACTATCGGGTGGATCTACTTGAGCGTTTACCGAAGTACTTAAAAATACTAACATTACCAACAGCACTGACTTCATCCTTCTTTCATTATATTTCTCTTTATATATCCAAATCATACGCAGTTAATCCGTTAATCTAATGTTCCGCATTAACGTTCCTAACTGTTGCACATTCAGTTCATGTAGATATTTCAAATGATTTTCCTTCATAAGATCTCTTAATACAAATCCAGCTTCATTTTCATAAGGTGCTTGTAATATCTTATTTGAGATTTTATTCAGCGTTTTATCAGTCTCACCAGTTTTATATTCAAAGAAATTAGCACCAAACTTTTTTTTATAATCCGGAATATTAGCTTGTAAATCATGATACTGTGCTCTTACAATATCCTCGGGAACTACACGTTCTCGCTTGGCATTTCGTTCTACTGCAACTTCAACATCCGTGTTGATATAAATCATGTAACAGTCGTAGCCTAGTCCAAGTAACGCATCATACTGACGGTTGATCTTATCGCGGTTTCTACCAGTACCATCTAATACGATACTATGTAAGCCATCTACCAAATGTCCAAATTTGGAAGTCTCTAATTCTTTTGCTTGGCGACGGAATTTAGTTTTTGCTGCATATTCTTCAGGCTTTGATTTATCGAAAACCAGGGATAGACCTTTCTTCTTCAAAAGGAACTGTACGAATTTGTCAGAGTCAACGAACTTCAAAGTACCTTCAAACATTTTCTTGGCTGCTGTCGACTTACCGGACCCTGCACCACCAATCATAAAGATGGCTTTGTGTATTTGTTCATCGGCAATTGACTCATCCAGATCGAGAATCTTCTCCGATTCAAACATAGATATAAATTTTTTTAAATGCTTCATTTTGCGTACTTCTTAATTATGTTCATGTTCTTTTTCATTACATCAACTAGTCCAAAGTGTTTATTATCCTGATCGTGTAATTCCGTCAGAGTAACCCATTGATAATCGTCTGATTCATCAGATAATACAGGAGTAAACTCTTCATCGATCACACCTATAAAATTGTAATATTTGAATCCTCCTCCATCACTGGTAAATTGTTCACACTCAATCATGTCTACCTTCCCCATATAATGAGCTTCTTCTTCAAACTCCCTTCTGGCCGCAAGCTCTGGGTTTGCTAATTCTTCATCGTCGTCAATCATACCGCCGAACCCGGCCCAGGTATACGGTTCGTTAACAAGTCCAGATCTTAGGCCAAGTAATATTCTACCGGTACCTTTACAGATAGGTAAAACACCTGCTCCAGCATCTCCCCAGAATTCTTCCCCAGAATTATTATCATAATCGTACGCTTCGTTGAAGCTCTCCCATTTTTTAAGATGTTCCATATCTTATATATCGTTTTGGTTAAACGAAAAAGGGCCTCTTTCGAGGCCCTTTTCATTATTATGAAGATGTGCTTACAGACTTGGGTAGAAACCTGCTTTGGTTTCTTTGTAAGACTTGAGCAAAAGTTCTTGACGTTCTCTTGCATACTTCCAGTCCTTACGAGCTTTCTGGATTCCTTTTTCACGTTCTGAGATTTCGATACGACCTTCAAAATCGGTGTATCTCTTGAGAGCGTGTAAGAATCGGTTTGCTTGCGACATTGTTACCTTCCAGTTTAATCTGGTGAGGTATCTACGAAGAACCTTTTCTTGGTTACGACTTGGAAACTCGAGTTTTCCGTTGAACTTGAAATCACCTTTGATCTGGTATCCCTTCTCTGTTGTGAATTCCTTGATTTTATCGAGAACCATTTGCACGTTTTCTGGTGTTGCTTCTACGATTATTTTTTCTGCTTTAACTGTTGTGTCGTTCATGACTATTGTTTTTGAATTTTGTTGTTTGAATTGTTTGTACTCTTCGATTCACTCGATTCAAATTATGGTCCTCTGCTTACCTATTTCATGGCTTTGTTTTTAGGGTTAATAAATGTAGAAGGAATAGTGGGATTCGAACCCACGACGAAGAGTTTTAGAGACTCCCGCTCTAACCGGACTGAGCTATATTCCCATTTGCGAGGCTGACGGGGCTCGAACCCGCGACATCCGATTTTAGAGATCGGCGTTCTTACCAGCTGAACTACAGCCCCATTTGTTGTGCCCGGAGTAGTTCGAACCCACGACCTTCAGAGCCCGAAGCTCCAACGCTCTAACCAACTGAGCTATCCAGGCAATTGTGTCAGAAGATGGGTTCGAACCACCGACCTCAAGATTACCGAAGTAATCAAGTGCTCTACCAACTGAGCTATTCTGACTTGCAGCACATGAAGGGATCGAACCCCCAAGGTGTGTGGAAGGGCTACTTCCAACCTCCGTGAGCCTATAATCCAACGAGTACTTTCTGCAGTTGTTCCTCGCATTCATATTCACGATGTGCCTTGTGTTTTTCATCTTACAAGAAGTTCTTTAAAGATGGCGTTACCACGCTTATTTATTTGTTTCCACTTGATCTTGAATGATGTAGAATCTATACCACCAAACATAGCACAATTAGAATGAATTTCACTGAGTCCCGTCAACAATAATGTCATCGCTTCTGGTCTTTTAGCAAACTCTGCAACACCCACATCCTTTAATAAGTGAATGTCCATATCCATTCCGATCAACTTACCAACCTGTGTATCTCCACTGGCATCTAACCAAGTCTGCTCAGAAACCTTTGCATGGTCCGGGAAGTGTTGACGTCCGTTCTCATCTACTGTTCGACAATATGGCTTACCACAATCATGGAAGATCTGATAGTCCTTGATAATATCATCGGACATTAAGTTTTCTAGGATGTAATCTTTGTGATCATAAATCCATTCAGGGAGTTTCCATTCTAATTGTAATGGAGTATCATTCTGTAAATGGTTAATGAGATCTTCGTAATACCGAAGCACTGATTCTCCGTGCTCAAGTACCGACATGCCTTGTGTCTGTTCACAATTAGACATGTCATTTATTAGCTTAGACATTTTCATTGATCGCTGTTTTAAGTGATAATGGCAAATGACTAAGTGATCTACGAACTTCAGTAGTTCCGTAAATACATAAAGATGTTGCTTGGTTGTCAATGTCTGGCTCATGAAAGAGCGTAACAATCTTACCTTGCTTCTTTAACTTAAGATGTAATTTGTGTAAATCGGCCGTGTCTCTAAAGCACGTTCCTACTGCCTCGGAAACAGGGGATCAATTTAAGGTTCTTAAAGCTCAGTTGGGCAATTTATTGCAGAGCACCAGATAGTTGAAAAACGATCTGGAGGATCGTAGGTTCAAATCCTACAAGAACCACCACGTAGTGCGGCGTTTTTATAATCTTTTCCCGTCCGCAAGTGACCATAATGAAGAAGCGTAATTCTCAATAGAGCGTTTCCAGGTTTGAGAAATAAAAAAGACTACTCCCGCAAGGAGGAGACTAAGTGAGGGCTTAGCTTTGGTACGGTTGAAAGACACTGCTCGTTTATGCAGAACGATATTATCAATAGCGACGCCCTCATTCTAGTTCTTGTTAAAGTCAAGCACATATGAATCCGACAACAGTTTCAGATTAAGAAAAAATTCCAAAGGGATTTAAAAGAGTTCATTAGTCAATGTATGTGTAGGAGAGAAGACAATCAACACAAAGCAGAAAAACTTTGGAAAGACGTTAAGCCACATCTTAAAGCAGAAGATGCGGCACGTTTTCAATCTGAATGGTTTGGTCATTATATTTGTACTGGCGAACATGATCCGGATGATTTTGTATATTTCATAGACCTCATACTTAATCCTTACCTAGAAGAAAATAATGGAATTACCGAAAATTAGTATCAACGATTTACCTTGGATAAACTGCGAATGTGGTGGTAAAGTATTTACTCCATCCGTTATGGTTAAATTCGCATCTAAAATTCAAACTGCTCAAGCAGAGGATCGAGAGATCGAGATTCCTATATTGACTTGTACATCTTGTGAAAAAGTACCTTACTTCGTTCATGGGAAGTTTACGAATTTTCCAGAGAATATGAAGTCTTCTGCACCTTCAGCAGGTGGACATAGATAAGATCACTTTTTTCTGAATCGTCGTGCTCTTAGTATCCCAATGTGATAAAACATCAAAGCGGTACAAACCATTCCTGCACCCAATATCCATTTTGTATCAATACCAAAACCGGTCTTAATCATTAGACCTGGCCATCTCCATTGTTCTGAAATCATTAGATTGAAGTCATACAATCCATGTATGAACGTTGCTGCACCTAATCCGAGTATCTTATATAAGTGTTTCTTCTTTTTCCAGATGCCTAGAGATATGAAATATCCCATCATCAAACCTGTAAGCATATGTAATACAACGGCAGTAGTTGCCCGGGCGATCAATACCTCATCACCATATCTTCCGGCATATCTCATATTCTCAACAACGGCAAATCCCATTGAGACCGACATAGCATAGAACATCACCGAATACATACTTGGAATGACTCCTCGATACATCTCAGTAAACTTATAGAACAAGAGTTTCATTGACTCTTCTAAGAATGCTACTTGTAAGAATGCCATCGAGAACATGGCAAATATGAAGTTCCTAGATACCGGATTTTGAAATTCAGGAAAGATCCATTGGAAGGCAAGGACCGCCGTTGTACTGATAGCACCCATCAAAAAATGAAGAAATGAGATCTTTAAACTAACGGTCTTCCTTGGAAACGATGCATATAATATGATAGCATACACGAGGGCAGGTAGAAAAGTAAGTACAAATGGCACTATATTATTTTCTATCATCTTCCTTGCTTTTAGATCAATTCTTCCCTTATTATATATCAGCCGAAAATAGTTTATTTTCAATGTGTTGGAAATCAAGCCTTTGTAAAAAAGAAGAAAAAAGATTTGCGGAAACACTTCCGTATGTCGATATTATTCGTATCTTTACAATGTAATCAAGTCACAACAACTAAAGACAACTAAAAATGAACATGTTCGCCCAAGCTAAGACAGTTAAGAAAGCAACCGCTTCAACTGCAGACAAAGAAAATCACGTTTGTACTGACCCAGTTCAGGTTCAAGCTCTTGCAGATTATACTGCTGCAAAGAAAGCCGCTGCAACAGCAACAGCAAAATTGAAACAAGCTGAAGGAATTCTAAAGCCATATGCTGCAGAACAATATGTTAAGGCATATGAAGCAACAGGACGTCAACCTGAAAGTTTCATTCTTTCAAGTGCTGCTGGAGATTCACTTCTTTATATGGCACAAGATCGTTACATCAAACTTCCTGAAGGTGGCGTTGAATATTTGACTGAGACTTATGGTGAAGACTTGATTGACGAAACCGTAACTTTCACTTTGGACTCTGCAATGATTAACGAGCATGGTCAAGCAATCTCTGAAGCCATTGCCGCTTCTAAATTGAAGCAAGAAGTTAAAGATGCTTTCGCTAATGGCATCTCTCAGACAGTTACTCACTCAATCGCCAAAGGAACAATCGGTATTCTTCCAATGCTTGCTAAGAAGTTCAAAACTTCAATCTCAACATTGTTCACTGAGATCCTTCCAGTTCAGGCTTTGAAGTCTGCTCCTGCTCCTAAGAAGTAAGACTTTAAGAGGTTGGACAGGGTAGTGACAAAACTGATCGTTTCCTAGTCGGCTTAAAAGGATGCCAGAACCTACCTAAATGGTTCAAGGAAATTTTCCGATCTCTTAATCCAAAACAACAAGACCCTTCATTGGGTCATTGTTGGTATGGGAGGTTTCAATATATTCACGGATGCTAAGAAAGTCCAAGGAGTCCAAACTAAGGGCTTCTATCGTTTCAGATGGCACAAAGCAAACAAGAAGAATTTCAACTTCGAGGTATTGTCAAAGCATAATACTGAAGATGAGATGTTGGATGAAGAATTCAGATTGATCAAACTTCATAAACCTAAGTTCAACAAGATCACCCACAGAAAGCAGAACCTTAATAAGAAGCTCACACAAGAGGCTTTGGATCTTCGGGTAGGTGATAAGACTTGGTGTCAATGTTGTCTCCGTAGAAGAGTTAATAGAGGCTATTCAAAGTGTTCTAGATGTTGATTGCCTTCATACTAATCCTTAGATACAAGAAATAATGTCAAGACATGCAACAGAATTAGGTACTACGCCTCCTAATCTTTTCTTTACTGAAAGTAAAAGAAGAATTTGATATGTCGTTTTTAATTCTTATCTTTACAATATGAAACGAGCAGCACGGGTCAGAGAGACCACATCAGATGGAGTAGATTACTATGCAAATGTATGGGTCACCGATATTGTTGATAGTGATGTCTTGTCTCATAAGTATGAGTATCGTCAACGTGGATACAAAGGATTGACCTTTGCCACAACTTCAAACCGAATCGAATTTCTATGATCCCTTATCCAAAATTTCGTTACGTTTATCCACCTCGACCACAGAATCCAATTCCATTGGATGAACTTGTCAAGTATGACAATGGTACTTATGGTGGGCAACCAAAACTGAATGGAGATTGTATGGTGGTTTTCACCAATGGTCTTGAGGTCCATGTATATGATCGTCACAATAAGCATTTCAAGAAAAACATTCCTAATACTGAGCGGTTCCTAAATCTTCACCGAGAAACTGGAACAGGTAATAAGTGGATGGTTCTTTCTGGTGAGAATATGACCAAGAGTAAACTTAATGAGTGGACTGAAAACTTCAATGGTAATTTCGTGATCTTTGACATCATGGTTTTCGATGGTGTTCAACTAATTGGAAAGACCTTTGACGAAAGAGTTCAACTACTTGATAGATTGTATGGTCAAGAAGACAAAGAGATCATGCCTGATGGAATTCGTAAACATGATTTCTTATACATCACTGATGTTGAGAATGTTTATCGAGTGAAGACATTCTACGATTGCTTCAATGTAATCTGGAAAGATATTGTTAAGATTGATATGTTCGAAGGATTTGTTATCAAGAGACTTGATGCCAAACTGGAAATGGGTCGAAGCGAAAAGAACAACTCTAATTGGATGATGAAGATTAGAAAACCGACAAAAAATTATTTGTACTAATATGGGAGTCCAATTTTGAGTGATGAGAAAGTATATCCTAAGAATTTTGTTACCCTTTATACAGATGCATCAAGACACAACGTTATGTCTTGGTCATTCTGGGGTCGACATGATAGTGGAAGGATAACAGGATGGTTATCGTCCAGATGGTACAGAAGTAATGATGACAAAAGATCACATTCATCCAAAATCAAAAGGCGGTGCAAACCATTTTGACAATTACACACCGATGTGTCTGACTTGTAATAATGAAAAAAGCAATACCTATGAAAAATAAACAAAGCAGATTCTTTCCACCATATTTATCTTGGAAGGATGTGATCAATGGTTTAGGACAAGAAGCTAAACTAGGTACTCAGAGATTGACAAGAGAATTAGGTTATGCTTATTTCACTTGGAAAGGAAATGTATATCTAACCACTGGAGAAAAAACATCGTTGATCGTTAAAGAGAACAGAACAATTGATGATCCCGACTTCGCCTTCGATATTAACCATGCCAATAGTGAATGGGTCGGTAGACGAATTGTTAAAACAAGTGGTAGACCATTCAAGTCTGGTGCATATGTTGCAACTGTTAAAAGTGTTGCACCATTTGTTCCTGGATCTAATTGGACAAACAAACCAGCCTTCGAATTTGACGATGGTACATTTGTTGAATGTTTTAAGTGTGTGAAGTTTTCTACTTCTGGAAAACACGTTACAGCTCCACAAGGTCTTCGTCAGAAAAAAACTTATGCCTACACGACTGGGAAATCCATTATGGTCTTAAGTAGACTGGGACGATTTGTTACAGGTCATAATAATGGTGAACGAAACTTCAGAGGTAACTATCACTTTGGTTTTGTTAATATCTCTTCGACTGGAGAAGTTCCTTCATTTACTGCAGAGACTTTTGAGACCTCAATGCAAAAGGCAATAAATTCCAATCGTCCGGTTCTAGAGTTTAATAATATTGAAGAAATGTTCACAGAGTTCAGTCATTTTTTTCACAAAATGACTAAAGATAAAAGACATAAAATGATACAAGCATCAATAGGTAGAAAACATCAATAGTAGAAAATATTAGAATACTACTTGGAAGCAATAACATATTTATATATCGAACCTTTATATGGTGTTTCAGTTTTAATGTACTTATAAATTACGTTCGAAAAATTATGATCCGCCATCAGTAAAAGCAACACTAGCATAACGATTTATTATCTCACCATTTTGTATTTCGTTTACAGCTTTATTTTTTGCCTTTGCTAAATTTTTCTTGTGACTCTCCGTAAATTTTTTACCCAATTTTGCCTGGCTTTGTTTCTTTCGCATTTCAGGAGAATTTGTCATGCCATCTCTAGGTTGTTTTATTTCTCGTATGGCCATCAACTTTCTACGTTGTTCTTTGGTCCAAGGTTTTCCTTGACGTTCAGAGGTTTCACCACTAATAGTCATGTTAACTAAAGGACCGTCTTTAAGTTTACCTATAGATTCAATGAGTAATATTTCAGTGGTACATGCTTGGTTTTTAGATATATTTTCCCTGACTCGTATTATTACTGGATCTAATCCTATAAACGTTTACATTAACCAAAAATTACTTATCTTTACGTAAGAAACAAAAATTACTTATCTTTACGTAAGAAACAAAACATGGCTGAAGTATTAGATGATCAAGGGATGAAGGTTGTACGCTTAATGTGTGTATCCGGGGACAACAACAATAAATTTTATAATTTGACTCAGATCAATGCATCTGAATTCCGTGCAGAATATGGACGAGTTGAAGGCGGTAAACCTTCTGAAAGAGTTTACGCCATGTCAAAATGGGACTCTACTATTAAGAGTAAAACCAAAGCAAGTAAGAAACCACATCCTTATACTGATGTAACCCATTTGGTTGCTGAAGCAAGTGTCACACAAGATGATGATGATACAAACGGCAATCCAAAAGGATCTTTGTTTCATTCTGAACGACCACAAGATGTTTGTAGGTTCATTGAGAATCTTCTAAAACTAGCCCAAGCCTCTGTTGAAAGAAACTATACTATCTCAGCCAAAGCAGTAACTCAAGCTCAGGTAGATGAAGCCCAATCAATTCTGAACAAAATCTCACTGGATCTGAAAGTTGGTGGAACGATCAAGGATATTAACGATCAACTCCTTTCACTTTATCAAGTGATCCCAAGGAAAATGAAGAAAGTTCAGTTTCACCTTATTCAAGGTGAAGAAGAAGTTAAAGACAAAGCACTTAACAAGAACTCCCTTTCTGATGCCAAAGCAATGTTCTCAAAGGAACAAGATGCATTGGACGTTATGGCTGGTCAGGTTGCAATGAATACCAAACCAGAAGTAAAAGAGGGTGACGATACGAAAGTCAAGAAGACTAAGGAGTATGACATGCTTCGTAATGTTGGACTTGATGCATTCCCTTGTACTGCTGATGAGATCAAAATGATCAAAGCGAAAATGGGTTCTAACGCTCGTCAATTCGTGAATGCCGTTCGAGTAAGAAATAAGGTGACTGAACGAAACATGAAGTTGTTTCTTAAGAATGCCAAGAATACCAAAACTGATCTTCTATGGCACGGATCTCGTAATGAGAACTGGTGGAGTATCTTCCAACAAGGACTTATGATTAGACCTTCAAATGCGGTTCTCACAGGATCAATGTTTGGTCATGGTGTTTACTTCGCTGACAAGGCTCAGAAGTCAATTGGTTATACTTCTCTAAGAGGTTCTTATTGGGCATCAGGTGGTAAGAATACCGCAATGCTCGCCTTGTATGAGATTCACCAAGGACGTCAAAAACAAATTACGAACTGGAGTTCAAGTCATAGTCAATTGAACCAAGCGAAGATGAACAGCGAAGGATATGATTCAGTATTCGCCAAAGGTGGTGCTGATCTCCGAAACAATGAGTTCATTACTTACCACACGAATCAGACGACTATCAAGTACCTAATCGAAATCACAACGTAAGATGGAAAATACTAGAGAGAAACTTGAAGCGTGATGCAGAACTCACAAATGAGCAGGATTTGGAAACTAAGCGACATGAGAATGAGAAGGCCATCCAGGAATTCATCGATGTTGTTGAAACGTCTAAGTTGACTCGTGAGAAAAACAAATCGGAATTCAGGTTGCTTGCTGAAGAGAAATCTTCAGAGATTCGTACAGCTGAGCATGAAGCAAGAATGGCTTCTATTCAGCCAGGACTTATCAATGCAATTCTTGCGATGTCAGACAACATGTTTGCTGAGACTCTTGCTAAGAATCTTCAACACCAGAATAACGGTTTCGGTACCATCTTTGAAGGAGGATTTGCCGGTCTTACTGAACTTGTGAAAGGATCTCCATTGGAGGGTAAAATCTCTCGTCTAGTTGAGAACAATACCAACATTCATGGTAACAGCAAGAACTAAGAAATTAGTCGCTTAAATAATCCCTATTGAAACGGGCAGCACTTTGGAAATAAGTGTTGTCCGTTTCCTTTTTATGTGGAAAAAATAGACTAATCGTTATATTTTATTACCCAATTTTTATGGTGCTTCTGGTTACCTTTTGCGACCTTCATCATACATCCGTGAGAAAGATTTTTAGATTTACAAAATTTTTTGAGTTCTCCATATACTTCATAAAGTTCTCCATTAGGATCTGTAATAACATATCGTCGGGCCCGCGGATTTTTATTTCCTGCCTGTAACCCTATTTGCGATTCTGAATTTTTCCTTTTTCGTTCTTTTGAATGTGGAACACCTTGTAAAGACTTTGAAATTTTCATGCACCATTCAGGCGTGCGTTCTATGGTCTTAAATTTTTGTATATGTTCTTTGGTATGCTTATATCCGATACATCCACCCCCACCTTCTGCTATATTATAGAAATTCGAATCTTTAACCGCATTAAATTTCTGGATATAATACTGCTCCCTTTCATTTAAGTCATCCTTGTTAGAATAAGTTGGTAAAGTTTCTAAAATCGTCTTTTCGAAGTTTGAAACACTATACTTCTTGATGGCCTTTTTAATGATTGTACCCGATCCAAAATAATTAGGATTATTGGTTGAGTCTTGACCAATATATTGCTTTCCATTTATTTTATTTGTTGTGATATAGATTATCATATTCTATATATCACTCTATCAGGAAATTTATCAAGGGGAATTCAAAACGTCTTGAAACATTAGACATTGAGATTCATATTATGAGAAATAAAAATACTCATGATAGACGTACCAAAATTAAAATTTCAACTGCTTTCAAAAAATGCAATCGCACCAATCCGTGGGACTAAAGGTTCGTCAGGACTTGATGTATTTTCTCCAATTGATATAACAATTCCAGCTCGTGGCGATGGTATGATACCGTTAGACATTCGATTTGATATTCCATTTGGTTGGGACTTGGCTGTATACAATAAATCAGGTATGGCATCAAAGAAAAAATTAACTAAGGGCGCAGAACTAATAGATAGTGATTATCGAGGTACTGTACACATACATTTATTTAACAACTCTGATACAGACGTATACATTAAACAAGGAGATAAAATATCTCAATTAGTTATGCGTCCAGTTTGGATGGGTGAACTTGAAGAAAGTGATAGTATTGATACTGAAACCGAACGTGGCGAAGGTGCATTCGGTTCTACTGGAGATAAATCTGTAACAGTTTAAGATGAAGATGTACTGGGGTAATAAGAAAACAGGTGAGTCTGAAATGACTATGCCGAAAGGGATGGATGACATGTTGAATCTTGATTTGAGTAAAGTCGATCGAGTTCATAATAAGATCTATTTCTACAGTGGAGTTGATGACAATACAATCTTGTCATTGAATAAGCATATTCAAGCTTTGGTAGTCAAAGCAAGAATTCATTCAGCTGAGAATGAAATGCCTTTAGTGGATTCTGGTAAGGCTATAATACATGTTCAATCATATGGTGGTTCTGTTTTTGCAGGTCTATCTGGAATGGATACGATTCTTGAAGCAAGACAATCTATTCCGGTCAATACATTGGTTGATGGTTGTGCAGCTTCGGCAGCGACTTTTTTATCTGTTGTTGGTTCACATCGTCAGATGAGAGCTAGTTCATACATGATGATCCATCAGTTGAGTGCAGGAATGTTCGGTAAGTACAATGACATGAAGGATGAGATGGTGAATCTTGACGTCTTGATGTTGACCATTAAGAACATCTACAAAGAGCATACCAAAGTTCCTATGAAAGAGATCGACCAGATCCTTAAGAAAGATATTTGGTGGGATGCGAAGACTTGTTTGAAGTACGGAATGATCGATGAGATAATTTGAAAGCAATTTACAAATACATAAAATAAAAGGAATATGGGAAGGTTAGCAGAGTTGGTGAGTGGTCAATATCCAATGTCATCCGTGGCACAAGAAGTATTTGAACAGACCATACAGAATCATATGGATACGGCATTGAGTACCGTATATAGTGATTATGAAAGTCTTGATGAAGTACTACTAGTTCCAATTTTTGTTGGTCGTCTTTTAAGCAAGATTGAAGAAGCCGGAATCGAAATTTATAGATACGATAAACCGGGTATTCCAGAGACTATGAGGTGGGAGGTAACTGTTCCTCATGAACTATTCTCTGGCGACATAGAGACAGAATTACTAAATCTGGTACAGAATATGGTGGTTGAAAGTTTATCGGACTTAAAAGAGATTGGAATTTATACAATCAGACCAAGTATAAACAAAAAGGAACGGAAACTTTATTGCTACCTCAGATGTACGCCCCAATCAAAATTTGTTAAAAAATGAGTCAACAAGGATTTTTCGCAAAACAAGATGTCTCGATGAAATAGAATTAAAACCAAAAAGAATGAGAACAAGAATAATTTCAGCATTTCCAGGAACGGGTAAGAGCTATTACTACAACAACAATCAGGACACTTGTCTTGATTCAGACTCTAGCGAGTTTAGTTGGGTAAAAGACAAGGATGGGAAGAACACGAAAGAACGCAACCCAGACTTTCCACAGAACTACATTGATCACATCAAAGAGAACATTGGAAAGGCAGAATTTATTTTTGTCTCATCTCATTCTGCGGTCAGAGATGCTTTGAAGGAAAATTGTTTGCACTATTATTTGATTTATCCACGAGAAAGAGAGAAACAAGATTACCTGGATCGGTATAAAGAAAGAGGTAGTCCACAAGCGTTCATTGATTTGCTTGATGCAAATTGGGATGCTTGGATCAATGAATGCTGGTTTGATATGTATGGATGTACAAATATCAGAATGGTCCTTAGTACTATAACAGATGAGATTAGCCACATTATTTGTTCAGAAAATGGTGATGTTGATGAATCAGAAGAAACAGAAGAAATATGATTGTAGATATAGAAGTAAGAAGAAACGGTGACCCAAGATCTGGTCAGTTAGAAGAACTGAACATATCCTATTTTGATAAAGAAGGTAACACGGCTTATTTGGCGGTTCCTTTAGATCAAGATGAAGATGGATATATCTGGGAGTATGCACAAGGTAGATTGGATAAACCATCAGATGAGTTTGAATCTTGGGATGGTAAGCCAGTAAAGAAAGTTCGTACTTCTAGGATCAACAAGTATACCATTGAAGAGATTTTGATCCGTCGTAAAGATGAGATTGCAAAAGCCCTTGAGTTCAACATCCCTAACAAGTTCTCAATTGATATTGAGACTGAGATTACTGATGGCTTCCCTGACCCTGAACATGCATTGAACATGGTTACATCCATTGCCATTGCAAACTGTACTGATAAGAAAGTTACGGTTCTTGGTCTTAAGGATATGACTGATTATGATCATGATAAGATCCAAGCAGACCTTGATAAGCACTTCGACAAATACCCAGAAGATAAGTGGACGTTCCGATATGTGAAGTTTGAATCTGAGTATGATATGCTCTATACATTCTTCGGTAAGCTCATGGACAAGATGCCATGTATTACAGGTTGGTTCTTCTTGGACTTTGATTGGAAGTATCTGGTGAACAGAGCAGATCGTTTGAAAATCAATCCAGCTATGGCAGGTCCATTGAAAGGTAAAGCAAGAATTCCTCAGCACAAGTTGATCATTGACTACCTGGATATTGTTAAGAAGTGGGATAGGGTTATTAAAATCAAGGAAAACCACCAACTCGATTACATTGGTGAACGAGCAACTGGTATTGGTAAGATCAAGTATCCTGGAACATTGAAGGACCTATACGAGAAAGACTTCACGAAGTTCATTTTCTATAATGCTGTTGATGCTGTTCTGGTCCACTATATTGATCAGGCACTGAATACTATGACAACGTTCTTCAAATTGGCGGATGTTGCTCAGGTAGAAATCAATCGAGCATTCTCACCTGTATGGGTTCAAGAAGCCCTTATGTGTCGTGAATTTTACAAGAGAGGTAAAGTATTTATTGATACGGATAAGGATCTTATTCAACAAGCCCACTTCGTTGGTGCTTATGTGAAAGAACCCGTTACAGGTATGCATGAGTGGGTGTCTTGTTATGACTTCTCAAGTTTGTATCCAAATGTCATGATGCAATGGAACATTTCACCAGAGGCTTACCAAGGAAATAGCCCAACAGGTCTTGCAGGAGAAGGTCAAGTTGTTTGTGCTAATGGTAGCCTTTTCGATGACACACAAGATTCTGTTTTACGGACTATTTTACAAGATCTTTACGGACAAAGGAAAGATACAAAGGGCAAAATGCTTGATATAAACAAAGAAATGGATTATCTTAAGAGACATTTACAAAACGCTCTGTAATACGTCCTTTTCTATCAATGATCCAAAATTCGAATTGAAATCCTAAGTCAACGCATGCTTGGGCTTTCAATTCGTTTTTGTTAATTTGTACATCATATGTGAATTGCGATTTTACTTCAATAATTTTGTTTTCAGATTTGATATAAATATCTGGCGTGTACGTTTTTGTTTTCTTGTCAAACGAGTATCGTATTTTTCCTGTGACGTTATGTATCTTGGTTGTGATTATGTCATCTTCTTGATATGATGCAAACAGTTTATCTAATGCGAAATTTTCATAACCTTGTATTCTTAAGACTATACCACTTGGCGTAATATAATCTTTGTACTTATTACCCCATTCATGATTCTTATATCTTTTATACCAATCTTTTGATTGTGCGTAATATTCAACTCCATACCGATCTATCATTGTCTGTTTTACTTTATCTCTAATCATTGAATTTTTAGTGGGATGATCAACGCCATACAATTCTAACATGGTTTCTTTGTATTTTTCTCGGGTTGAATCCAAACCTAATGTGGATTTTGTGCCATAACGTTCCATATTAGTTTTTTGCATAGACTTTAATTGTTTTGTTCTAATTGTCTTATTTTGCATTGCATTTTTCACTCCGTATTTCTTTAAACTAGTTTTTTCTTTTTTTACTTTCACTGTATCGTTTTGTGACGCTGATATGAACCCATACTTTTGAAGGCATGTTTTTTTACGATTTTTTACCATCAAACATTTTTCTTCATCGGTCATATGATCTGCCGTATATTTAGCAGTACATTGTTTCGAGCAGAACTTAGGATAGTCTACTTGGCGATGAAAAACCAATACGGTATTACAATTTCTACATATATGTTCTACATAATCATCATTTAACACATGCCATATTATTTGTTTGTCTAGAGGTTGATCTAAAAAAGGAAATGTTTCTGTTTTAAACTCATCATAGTTAGATGAATCTCTTAATATTTTGCTAAGTTCACTATTCCAGTTACGGTTAGATTTATTTGATTCGTGATAATCTTTGATAATTGATATGTAATCCATTGGAATGTTTTACTTTATATATCTATACCCTTAGATTAAAAATGAAACAAATCGATTTATTTTTAATAATATAAGTAATGAAAAATTTAATAACGTCTTGGTTTAAGAAGCCGACACCAGCAACGTATTATGTGCGAAGTGAACCTGTTATTTTGGATCATTTAGATACATCAGAAATACAGAAAGAATTTTAAACAACACCCAAAAATAAATAAGTAATGAAAACTTGGTTCACAGTAAAAGTAAAGTACACAAAAACCCTTGAAGATGGAAAGATCAAAAAGGTAAACGAGGCATATCTATTTGATGCCGTTAATTTCACTGACGCAGAGCAGAGAGTACACAAAGAGATAGGAACAATGATTCGTGGAGAATTTGAAGTTGCTTCTCTAAGTAAGACAAACCTTGATGCCACCTTCGACATTGTTGGAGCAGTAGACAACAAATGGCACAAGTGTAAAATCAAGTATAACATGGGAACGGAGTTGAAGCCGAAGTATGCTACAGAGAACTATCTTGTAGCAGGTAACTCAGTGAAGACTGTTGATACTCGTCTAAAAGAAGGTCTAGAGTCTTTACAAGTTGACTATGAAGTAGTCTCTGTGGTTGTTTCTCCTATCCTTGACATCTTCCCGATTGAGACCGAATCTAAGGTTCTTGATAAAAACGATCCTCTTTCGATTTAAGGATTGATTTAAACACAATTATTTGAATCGCTTGGTTCCAGTAGGGATCAAGCGTTTTTGTATTCGGAAAAATTCATCCGTGCGGAAAAACCTTTGGAAACATACTTCCCCGTTTGTAATTTTATCTTAACTTTACAATCAAATCAAAACAACGTAACAAATAACGAATGAGCTGGAAGGATATTTTTTTAGAAAAGTCTGACGAAGAGAAGGCAGCGATTGCCGCACAAGAGTCAGTTGTATTGCCCACGGCAACGACTACTGGAAAGACAGAAACTGGAGCATTGAAGTTCCCAACTAATGTGGTTGTAGACACTCCACCTATATCAGTAGGACAAACAAATTGTGAACCCCACATGGCATCAGTGATGGCCAAATATGAAGAAGGGTTTGAAGGTCTTAATCTACCAGGCGTGGATTTCTACGAGTTCTTCAAGTCAGTGGCAGGTGTTGGATTCGACAAGCCTGAAGCATACAAAATGGCATTTAATATGCTTAAGGGAATGGATGAAACCCTAACCAAAGAAATCTTGTTAGAAAAGTCCCAACATTATGTTGTGGAGATCGACAAAGTTCATGCAACTTACGAAGCGGCAGGAAATAATAAGATCGCTGGATTGGAAAATGCCAAACGTGCTGAGGATGGAAAACTTCGGACTGATCTAAGTCTATTGGAAGAGCAATTGAGATCTGTACAAAATCAAATTGATGGTAAGACAACCGCTCTTCAAAAAATTGATAGTAAGTATGCACCAGAGATTGAAGAGATTGGATGTAAACTTGCCGCCAACAATGTTGCTCGTCAACGTATCCAAGAGCCAATTGCAAAGGTTGTGAACGGCATTACAGTTAACATTTAATCAAACCCAATAACAAGGACGCAAAATGAGCGAACAAGCAAAAGCAGTAGACATGACACATCTGAATTCTCAGATGTCAAAACTTCCAATCGCAAGACACTTTAAAGATGGATTGTCAACGATTGAAGACGCAGGACAAGATAAGTACAAGGCTTTATCCTTACTCTTTAAATTGGCGGTAGTTGGAACACTTGGGTATTTCTCTTGGGTATATGCACTTCCAATAATCTTCACAACACTCGGACAGATTGGAGCCGTTGCCGCAGTTATCGGTGCAAGTATCCTTGGTGTTCTTTCTCTTCCAGCATTCTTTACATGGGCTGGTAATAAAGCGAGACAATGGCACAAGTCAGCAATTATTGCTGATCCATTCCGACAGTTTGAAAAACAAAAATTGTTGATCAGAGAGAACCAAACTCAAGCACGTAATTCCAAACAACAAATCAAAACTTTGGAACGTGATATGCAAAAAGAATCTCAAGATAACGAGGATCGTGCAGATAAACTGAAGAAGCAAATCTCGAGTGATAAGAGACAAGCTGACAAGTTGAAAGCAAGTATGTCTGCTATCGAAGCTAAGATTGGTAAAGAAGCCGCTAAAGGTGACGACAACTGGGTAAATGACAATGCTGAACTTTTCAAATTGTTAATGTCTGCTCAACGTCATGCAGCAACTCTTAGTCAAGCAGAAGACTTCGTTAAGAAGTATGGATCTCGTGCAGCAGTCATGAAAAAGATGGGTCACAAACTCACTATGGTGAATGCAGCGATGGACGAAAAAGTTCTTGACTTTGACGCTACCATTGAGATACTTAAAAGAGATTATGACTTTGGTCAGAAATCTGCCGCAGCAACTGAACATGCCAAAGCTGCAATGATGTTCGATGAATCTTGGGAACTTGAATTGGCTCTTACTGCCGTATCAACTACCATTGCAAATGACATTGCTAAGACAGCAGGTAACTTTAAAGACATTGAAACGTTAACAGCGAACTTCGACTTTAATAGTGATGATGCCTTTGCAAATCTTGCTGAACTTGCCGACAATATCGATACAGGTAAGCATGAGACACCTGATGCAGCAATCTATCAACGTCATGACTATCGTTTAACCGAAGACGATAAAGTTAAGTCAGGTGGTTTCGGTGACATTTTCGACTAATCAAAACAGTAATCAAAACAGTAAATCAATCAATTAACAGTTAAACAAAAACAGTAAAAATCAAAATTATGGGAAGAATTCTAAAAACAAATTTGAAGACCGGTTATGAGGGAGTAGTAGTTGCTCTTGGTATCGCGGTACTCGTTGCAATCGCAGTAGTGTTTGCTCCGGGAATTATGGTAGGTGAATCTATCACTGGTGAAGCTCTTACGCTTAACCAAAAAACGTTGGACAATGCACTTCCAACAGATCTATTGCCTTTGCCAACAGACATGGCTTCAATCACGGCAAACACGAATTACCCAGCGTGGACAATAGCGGGTTATGCTTGGAATGGTGAGACAGCCATTATCACAGCAAATGGTGGAGCAGTAACCACTAAAGGTTCTTTAATGGAACTGAATGGTGTTAACTTGACGATCAAACGTCAGGATATGGTTGGTCAACTTAAAGCAATGCAACTGAAGTTTATCGAGCAGTTCGATAGTGGTGAAGCATTCCCTTCATCATCAGAAGCCGCAGCAGGTGTGATGATAATGGGTGATGGAGCACCTTGGTATATCAGTACATTACAAGCAGCAATCGATGAGAAATTCGGTGAGGGTAAATACCATGTTGTTAATGTAGGTTGTGTTGGTGGAGCATCTTTCGGTGAGGACAAAGTAATTGGTCCAGCAAGCTGGAAAAAGAATCCTCAGACTATGCTAGGATCTTTAATCTCAGTTGTTCCTGGAGATGGTGACTGGGTAACGTTAGTGAACTTCTGTTTCGCAAATGGAATGGCCGTTAACTCTGACTTTACTACATACGATCCAAATGCAGTGAATATATTCCCATCAGCGGATGATGATTATATCATGTCAGCTAAGGAACTTATCTCATCTGAATCTGCAGGATTTACTGTTACACTTAAAGTGAAGAATCCTGATGGAACAGTGTCTAATGAAACCATTGACAAGAAAATCGATGGTTGTGCAACATGGACACCTGGTGATGTAATGGTATTTGAAGCAGTTACTGGATATACTGATGTAGCTTCTACTGCAGACTTTCCAAACCAAATGTGGACAACACTTATCATGGTTAAGGAATGGGCAGAGCAGAACCCAGAAAAAGTTACTGGTGTACTTCAGGCTTCTCTTACAGCAGCTAATCAGATCAAGTTGTATGAAGAATGGGGACGAACAGGTGGAGACTTAGTTGATGCTACTTTCGGTATGGACAAAGGTGGAGACTACTGGTACGATATGTTCCAAGGTCAGACTGCTTCAAAAGGTGGTCTATCTTACAACATGGGTGGAACAAGAGCTAAAAATCACGCTGATGTAAAACAATACTACGGACTTGGATCTGATGGAATCGATAGATACCAAGCAGTTTACAACCAAGTTGGTGGATACCTTGTAGATCTTAATCCATTCGACTTCAACTCTTCAGTTCCACGTGTTGTACCTTATGCTGAAGCAGTAGATCTTACATACTTGAAAGCAGTTAAGGGAGCAATCTCAACTGAAGAAGTAACGATTGATTACTCTAAGGCAAAAACTACAAAACTTGCTGAAGGTCAATGGAACATTAACTTCGCAATTGGTAATGCAAATATCCAACCAACGTCATTCGATGACATTCAGACCATCACTAGTCTATTAGTTCAAGCTGAACAGACTAAAGTTGCGATCATCGGTCACACGGATAACACTGGATCAGCATCAGTCAACAACAAACTATCTGCTGATAGAGCCAACTCGGTTGCCGAAGCATTGCTTGCAAAAGGAATAACTGTAAAGAGATTCCAAGAGGTTGATGGTAAAGGTTCTGCTGAACCACTTGACCCAAATGCGGACAACGATTCATTCGCTGCCCGTAAAGCAAACAGAAGAGTGACAATCACAATTCTGCAGTAATTCACTGAGGTATTTAAAAGGGGGTTTCGGCCCCCTTTTTTTTGCCCTAATCTAACATCGATGAAACAAGAATTAACTCAAATAGTGACACCGTTCGGAACTCTAAGAGCCCCATCGATGATCATGGTAACAGCCATCTGGATTCTAGGTGCATTAGGTTACTGGACTATTTATAGTCTAACAGAAGGAACCCATATCTTTCCTACTGGACCACAAGTTTTAGCTGGTCTTCAGGGTCTTTACAAAGGTGGGTTAATGACACATGTTGGAAGGTCTTTGGCATTGTGTGGTAAAGCAATCGGAATAGCAACAGTTATATCATTGATCTTCGCTTATCTTTCTGTAATACCATTATTCAAACCGATCACCACATTTATTAGTAAGTTCAGATACTTACCACTAACCGGAATATCGTTTTACATTACTTTGTTCTTTGATAAAGGAAGTGTTATTCAAATTCTAGTTCTAGTAACATTCGTTTCAACATTTTTGACCACTAGTTTGATGGCAATGATTAAGGAGATCTCACAAGAGGAATTCGATCATGCACAGACCCTCGGTTATAATCGATGGGAAGTGCTTTGGGAAGTCGTTATTAAAGGTCGAATGGATTATGTAATTGAGATCATTCGTCAGAACCTTGCGATCGCTTGGATGATGCTTGTAACAGTTGAATCTATTGTAGCAGCAAACGGAGGTCTAGGGTTCTTAATTAAGAATTCTGATAAGATGGCAAACCACGGTAGAATCGTTGCCTTACAGATCATTATATTGCTTCTCGGACTGAGTTTAGACTTCTTCCTAGACAAGTCAAGACGAATTGCATTCAGATATTCAAAACTCTAAGGAAATGGATACAGAAATAAAAAAATACGAAGAGACCGAACCAATCATTTCGCTCAAAGATGTTGAGTGTGGATATGGTTATGGTAAAGACTACCTACCTGTTCTGAAGAACATTAACATGTTGGAACGTGATACGGTTCGAGCTGGTGTTATTACAGGTCAGACCATTGCAATTGTTGGAAGATCAGGAAGAGGTAAATCTACGTTGTTCAAAGCACTAACCGGATTGGTTACGCCAAGAACAGGTAACGTACTTCTAACGGATCTATCTACACCTGATGATCTAACTGATGCAAAGATTGTTCATGAAGGTGACATAGGATATGTTGATCAAAAATATACACTGTTCCGTAACAAAACGGTGTTCAACATATTGATGTCTGCACAGAGACGAACCGACTTGTCGACTGATGAGAAGGAAACCGTTGCATACAAATATCTTGAGACTTGGGGATTGAACGAACAGAAAGATCAATATCCTTGTGAATTGTCTGGTGGTCAACGTCAACGAACAGCGATCATTGAGCAGATTCTTTCAGCTGGTCATTTCATGGCATTTGATGAACCATTCTCAGGATTGGATGTAGGTAATATCAAAAGCTGTAAAGCATCATTTGATCTATACCAAAATGAGCATGAGTTGAACACAATCATCTTCTCAACACATGATATGAAATTGGCAGTTGAACTTGCCGATAGCAGCTATGTGATAGGGTACTTGCCAGCAAAGTTGAAAGCTGATTCTCTACGATTGAAACTGTCTGCTCTTGTATCAGTAGGTAAAGAGGCATTGTCTGCTGAAAGAGGTTTTATCAAAAACCTATTCGGTAAAGCATATGATCCATCAACAAATGAAGAGTGGTTAAAATCCAATACTGAATTAGGGGCAATCATATCGAGAGAAGATTACATTGATTGTGCTACAATAGTGAAGCATTACGACCTCAAAGCAATGGGACTCGCTTGGGAAGAATTTGGACCAAAACACCTCGAGTTCCTAAATCAATTAACAGAAACTGTGGAAAATTCTTAGCAGAATTTCCATAGTTCAATTCTTTTCCTTAATTTTACAATCAACAAAAACAATAAACCCAAAAACATGAAGCATTTATTTACAATTCTATTACTGTCAATTTCTTTCTTGTCCTTTGGACAGACTGATTCAACCCAGAATATGAACCCCAATGAAGTTGTTGATCCAATTCCGCTGGAGTTGTCACCCAAGGCAATCAATATACACCCGATTGTATCGACTAAAGACACAAACAGATATAAGTTTGAGGTTGATTATACTGTAGGCTTATCAACAAGAAACATTTGGCGTGGTCTTAGTTATGGACAATCACCATCTGTTTATTTGGATATGTGGTTAGGTTCTGAATATTGGGATCTTGGTCTTATGGGGACTACAACACTTAATGGTAATCGTGGCGGATATGGTACCTGGATAGAAATCTATACGACTTTCCATATACCTGCAGGATTTTCCTTAACTTTAGATGATTATTATTTTTTCACCAAAGATCAAGTTGTAGATAATTATGGCGATTATGGAAACTGGTCGGCAACTACTAATCACATCTTAGAATTACGTTTAGGCTGGGAATATAAAGATTACTTTGAAATTGTTGCAGGTTATCCAATTTATAAAAAACGAGGTGATTTAACCGAAGGTGTTTATTTTGAAGCAACAGGTCAACCTTGGCCATTCTTATCATTCACATTGGCAGGATTAACCGGAGCAAGTGGTTTGAATTTTTATGATCGTGGTGGTGTTACAACGGTTGCTGTTAATGGTCATAAAGACATACATATTGGTAAGACTTTAGTTATTCCTGTTACAGCTTCGTTTATCGTAAATCCAAATTTTCGTAATGCTTGGACAGAATATGGCGAGGATTCGAGCGGTAATAATTTAGGACCCACCGGTGTAATTGCCAGTCCGGTTTATTTCATGGTTGGATTTACACTATAAACCTGATTTCCACATATCATTTTTTTCCTTATCTTTACACAAACAAAAATCAATAACAAACAAATATGAAAGCATTAACACCAAAACAAGAGCAGGACAACAAAACAGTTCTAGCATTTGTAACCAAGAACCCTGGTTCAACAACTCAAGTCATTGCAAAAGCAACAGGACTTAAATTCATTGTAGCATACAATGCCAATGAGCGTCTTCGTAAAAGTGGACATGTAGAATTGAGCAACAAACAATATTCGTTGGTTGATGTTCCTTCTGCAAAGAAAGTGAAGAAAGTTGCACCAAAGGTTGCTGTTGTAACCAAGTCGAAAGCCGTTGTTACAAAACCAGAAGTTCCTGAGACTGTTACAGAAACCGTAGATGAAGAAGCACTTGGAAAAAACTTCGGCCGTGATTTCACGAAGGTGATCTTGGATGGTAAAGAGTATCGCAAGGGTAAATGTTCTTTGGCTCTTGTTGCCAAATTGGTTGATCAACGACCTGACATTACTTATGCTCAGTTGAAAGCCATTTTTCCTGATACATTGGTTCGCACCTCTGGATTGTTCAAGAAGAATAATGAAGCAAGAAAGATCAATCAGAATGGTAAGCAACGCTATTTCGGTAGAGCTGCTGACATCATCACACTTGGTTGCGGTACAAAGATCTGTGTGACAAATCAGATCTCTAGAGACAACTTCCCTAACATCCTTAAAGCTGCTGAAGCTGAAGGAATTACGTTAGATGCTTGATCTAGCACAACTTAAAGCGATGCCGGAAGAAACGGTATTTGCTAGAGGTGAAATAACCCTACCCCAAATCTTTGACGGTCCTGTAAGATGGATCGCAAAGAGGGGTAGGGTTCATGATTGGTGTATCTATTACCATCATGCCCATCAATCGTGGGGTTTCATTGAAAGAAGTGGTGATAAACTGACAATGGAAAAGAGTATCAGATTACTCGTTCCATGTGATGAAGAAGCATATAACCTTTACCGAAGATGAAGACAATCGAAATACAGTTCAATCAATACTCGTGTAGGCTTGAAATTAAGAGCTATCGTAGTGGAAGACCTGCTCTCGTTTTAAATGATGTTATGGACGGACTTAGAGTTGCTGTGGCAACTGTTGACTTTCCTGATGAACCATTAGCAGACGATGAAGTTGTAATCAAAAATTGGTCAGAAAACGAAGGAATGTTGTCTACCTTGATTAAGGCCAAAGTGGTTGAACCTACAGGTAGAAGTATATCAAGCGGTTTTATTCAGGCGCCAATATGTAAACTTCTTGTATGAGCAAGATCACACACATAGTAAATGACGATAAGGATCTTAGTATTTATATCGTTACATTTTATCCAATTTTCTTTGAACGACTTTTTGGGGGACGAGAACGTACAGAACGATTTAAAGACACTGGTGGTAAATATATTTTTGGTAGTGGCCGTGTTTACATTAAGCCTAATGGTGAAAAATTAGGTAATAGTAACTGGATTGAACAGAATAAGATTCGTAAGTATCTTTTATCATATGAAATGATTGAATACTATACAAAGTTTGGTAAGCAAGTTTGGAGATTCTGTGGACCATACAAGGAAGAGAATACCGAACGTTACGAAGACGGAAAAGATAACTGGTAAACTTCCATAAAACCTGCAGCTTTTCATAGTTTAATTCTATCTTGGCTCTATGAATAAATTAGTAGTAGGGTTATTCGGTACATGTGGCGGATCAGTATGGCGAGATAAATTTATCGCTCAGTATGATGTTCTTGGTATCGAATATTTCAATCCTCAAGTAGACGATTGGAAACCAGAAGATGCAGAGGTCGAAGCCGACCATCTTGCAACTGACCAAATTATCCTATTTCCTGTTCTTGCTGAAACATGGGGTCTTGGTAGCCTTGGTGAAATAGGGTTTTCTATCGCTCAGGCAATGAGATACGATGATCGTAGAGACTTTGTATTTCTAATTGATAAGTTCCATGATGAAAGTTTAAAACCTCTTGACAACGGGATGGAGAATCCATTGTATAAAGAATCTTGCCGAATGCGAGCACTTCAATTGGCACATATCCGAAAGTGGAATCTATCTAACGTATTCCTTGTAGAGACCTTAGATGAGATGTTACACGTTAGTATCGAATTACATAAGGCTAATAAGATCCGAACCCAATTAAGATCCGAATGGAAATAGAACAACATTTAAAAAAGATTGATCGTTTGGCTGAGTTAGATGCTGCTGGTTCTATGGTCATGTTAGGAACAGAACTTAAAGAAGCAATTGATAATTATAGAAGATCATTTCAATGACAACACAGGAAGCTGAGCAATTAGCACAATATCATAAGTTCACGAAGATTGAATTATACAACATTCTGAAGAAGGCTTTGGAAACGTATCCACCTGAGTATTGGAAGAAGGCAAGTTCTAATCCAATATTTGATAATGGGTATCATTTCAATCAACTTAAAGAGTGGATTGATTATGATCCAGCTTGGGGCGAAGACTCACTTAATGCAAAAACCCAGTTACCGGAATATGTTGCTGTCAAAGTTCTCGAAGTATTCGGTGAATTTTCTAAATCGCAATTACCACCAAAGGCTTCGTTACCACCAATTAAGTATTCACAGAAACCAGTATTAGACTAATGACTGATTCAGACATGGAACCAGGGCAAATACTTATCGTGAAAACTTCAGACGATGTAGCTCATGGTAAATTTGAAAGTTATGCGTTCTCACACACGGGCGATATTCTTTGTGCTGTCGAAAACGATATATTGTTAGAATATGAAGTTGATGGTGAATTCAAATTAGTGAACGGTGACATATGTCCAAAAGTTTTTGATGTGACTAGACACTTGTTTTTTTCTGATCAATCGCCCGAGTATCAAGAAAAATTTAGAAATCGATTGTCGTGGAAAGATTATTCTGCTATGCATTTCATCCAGGCTAAACAGGATGAACATTTCGAGAAACATGGGGTTTATGCATCAAAAAATTGGAAAATTGGTGAGTGGACAGAAGAGTATTTTCAATCACGTTTCGTACATTGTACAAGAGTAGAGGTGATAGATAAAACCGGGCGAGCTTATGTAAACATGTCTTGTGAAACGGTGGAACCATCTTTACAGGATGAAAATAGGACTTTGAAAATATTCATTAAATGACTCGTGATGTTATCAGGCAACTATTAACAGAACTTGAAGCACGCAATGTGATATATGATTTTTTCGAGATTGAAAAAGGTCATGGTTGGTACAAAGAAGACATAATACATTTCGGGATTTATCACGTTGAAAGTTCTTACGATTATGATTGCCATCTTGATATTAAAGTCAAAAATAATATTCAAGAATTTTATGAGGTCGCTTATGTTTACGGAAATGATCAAGTAAAAACTTTAACTGATATTTCACAAATTGAATCCTACATTCAAGAAAAATACGGATGAAAAAAATTAAGGAAAATAAATTTACGTTATTAGCCATAGTAGTGATACTACTTATTATATTTGCTTCAGGTTGTTCAAATGAAGAATCTAGTAAGTTGGTTGAGGCATTAGAACAACCGGTTCGAGATTTGAGTATCGGTGATATGATGCTTCTAGTTCTTATTAGTTGTGTGGGTGCTAATGTGTTGAATGGATGAAACGAAAATAGAAAAAATGGAAAAGTTTACAAAGAAAATTCAGGAATCATTTGCTGCGATGTCTAAGACAAACAAATTGTTTGTTTCTAGCGTTACAGGTAGAGAATTGTACAAATGTTATTTAGCATCCTTTGAAGAGGGTACTGACGTAGTATTTCGTGATCCTGAAAGCACAACACATAATTGCAACAACTGCAACAACTTCATCCGTAGATATGGTAATGTAATTGCCTTTGATGCAGATGGAAACATGATAACCATGTTTAGCTCAGTAGATGTTGAAGCTCCATATAAAGAAAGTTGTTGCCGAAGCAATGGATGCACTTCTTAAATCAAGTGTGGTTCAAGATGTGTTCTTCGAGACTTTCGCGGAATTGAACAGTCTTCCTTACGAAGTATGTAAGAAAAGTCATGAGACCTTTCAGCTTGGTATGACACTAAATCATAAGCAGTATACTAAGGAGGAAGCTGAACTTTATGGCGTTGTTAAAGCTAAAGAGATCCGTACGTTCAATCACATGAATGTTGTGGTTGATAAGAAGTTCGTTGATACTACTGGAAATTCTGTTGAATCGATCCGTGGTGTATACCGTGATAAGTATTCAGTATTCAAACGAGCAATGTCAGAGATCAGTCTTGATACATTGAATCTTGTTAAAGATCTAATTGAGCAGGGAAGTCTTTTAGACGGTCCAGCACATGTACATGTCATTGATGAAGCGATTGTTTTGAAGACTAGCTATGATGATACCAAAATGGACAAAGACGTTTGGTGTTGGCTGAATACTTACACAATGAATGATCGGACTGCGAAATTCAAAAATTCGTTGATCGGTGTATTGTGTACCGAGTTAGCTGAAGGAGAAGAGTTGAACAAGGCTTGCGAGAGCTGGAATAAGCGAGTTGATCCTGCAAACTATCATAAGGCTGTTGCACCTATTACTAAGCGTCAGATTGAAGCTGCTCAGAAATTCGTTGAAGAAAATGGATATGTCGAATCCTTTGAACGAAGAGCTGCAACTATCAAGGATATTAACGTATCTGAGATCAAGCACATTGCAACTTCTGGTGAGGTTAAGAATGCATCGATGTTTGATAGTGTCAAGTCAGCGGCTCCTACTAGACATAAGAGATCTACTTTCGACACAATCGAAGAAGTTTCAATTGCAAAATTCATGAAGGACATTCTTCCTAAGTGTACAATGGTCGAAGCATTCTTGGAGAACAAGCAGCAAGGTAACTTGGTGACGTTGACAACATCGAAGCATGTTGATAGCAAGCCTATCTTCAAGTGGGATAACAACTATTCTTGGAACTTCAATGGTAACCTGGCTGGTAAGTCCCAGATCAAGGAAGCGGTTAAGTCACAAGGTGGTAAAGTTGATGGTGTTTTACGTTTCTCTATCATGTGGGCAGAAGATACTGTAGACAACTCAGATCTTGATGCACATTGTGTTGAACCAGGCGGTAATACTATCTATTACAGCCATAAAGTAAGTTATGCAACTGGAGGTAATCTTGACATCGACATTACACAACCACAGAATCATAAGAACAATGGTCATGATGTTGTTGAGAATATCACGTATCCGTCACTCAGTAAAATGAAAGATGGTTCGTATAAATTTCTAGTCCACCAATTCAACGGTAGAAACTCAAAAGGTTTCCACGCAGAGATCGAATTTAACGGTGAACTATACTCTTATACGTATGATCGTCCGGTTTCGGGTAAAATAGATGTTGCAACTGTAAGTTTGAAGAATGGTGTATTCTCAATCAAGCATTCATTGGAGACTTCTGGCGTTACGACACAAGAGTTGTGGAATCTTGACACCAATGAGTTTCACAAGGTGAATCTGGTATGTCTATCTCCTAACCACTGGGGAAAGAATAAGATTGGTAACTCTCATTATATCTTCGGTCTTGATGGATGTAGAACTCCAAGCAAGATCAGAGGGTTCCATAATGAGAACTTGATTCCAGAGTTGTTGGAGCATAGAAAAGTATTGGAGGTCTTAGGAGCTACCAATATGATTGAGCCTGATGGAGATCAGTTGTCGGGTCTTGGCTTCAATGCTACTGTACAAGACGAGTTAATCGTTAGGTTAAGTGGTAGTTTCAAAAGAGTAGTAAAAATCAAATTTTAAATAGTAATCAATAAGTAAAATGGAAATGTATAAACAAGCAACAAAACAAAAGTTGAGAATTCAAACCTCAAGAGGTTCACTTTCTCCTGAGCAATTATGGGATCTTTCGATCGCAGAGTTAGACACTTTGGCAGTTGGTCTTGAAGAAGATCACAAAAATTCTAAGGGTAAGTCTTTCGTGGCCAAGAAAACCACAAAGGATAAGGACATCAAATTGCGATTTGATATTGTTCTTGACATCCTTACGGATAAAGTTGAGGCTGCTGAGGTTGCAACTAAAAGTGCTGACGTTAGAGCACACAATCAAAAAATTCTTGGTCTTATCCAGCAGAAGAAAGATTCCGATCTTGCGTCTCTGAGTGTTAAAGATCTTGAGAAGCAATTGATCAAGTAATTGATCAACTGATTTGATTTATTGGTCCCCTGTAATTTCGGTTACAGGGGGCTTCTTATATTTTGAAGATGAAAAAGATTAAAGAAAATAAGTTCCTGATCATTGCGATCATAATAGTGTTCGTTTTATTTGCACTATCCGGATGTTCTGATGCTGGTCCAGATCACTTATCTGCTTTTTTACAACAGCCAATTCAAGATCTCAGTATAGGCGAGACCATAACATTGGTTATGTTCTCGTGTAATAAAGTTTTGAACGAGCAATTGGTGCAAATCACGCCAACATTTGAAATTTTGAAAATGACAAATGACCCGAAAAAATTGTTATTAAATCCAACAGATTTCCCTGGATATAGAGAATGTATGGGAAAGATTCTGCAAGCCAGAAAATAATAAAATCAAATAAGTTTTTAAAGGGAATCAGAATTTTCTGGGCCCTTCTTATTTTAAATACTTTTTAAGATCAATTATGTTAAATTGTTGTTTTTCATCAGACCATATTTCTATTAAATCATAACCATGACTAGAAGCCAAGGTTTTCTTAAATGTATCAAATTCATATTTTTCGTTTGCTTTCATACCAAATAAATCCCATTTGTCCCAACGTTTTTTGTCCCATTTTGGATTAGGATGAAACCGGACGCCATGAAATTCAATAATTATTTTTAAGTGTGGTATTGTAAAGTCATACCAGAAAATTTTATTACTAATTTTTTCATGTAAGAAATATTCTTTCGATCCAGTAATTCCCCAATATATTTCATTTGATTTAATACCATTTTCCCGAAAAAATTTATATATTTTTTTGAAAAATACTATTGATTCTTTAGAAATTCTATTATTCGTACATGATTTAATGGTTTTTTCTTTGTGTAATTTCGGACCCAATTTCGGACCATAGCGACTAATATATCCATCCACAGTACCAGCAAATGATAATTTGGTACAAATTTTATCATATCGTATTTTACCTTCTATATTACCGTATTTTACCATTAGTACATCTAAACTTATATTATTTTGTACGTCCTTAATTTTTGCTTTTGCTTCTACTAAAGTCATATTATGTTTATTTTTCCAATATAATATTTGAGTCTGTGTTCGGTCTTTCTGCCGTGATTTTTTATTTTTCTTAACCCAAATATCTCCATTTTTTGTTTGGAGTTCTTTTACTTTAGTTACGGCTTCTTCTTTGGTTAGACCTTTGGCCAACCAATATTCTTTATTGACTGGTCTCTGAGTTTTTATTTTATGTTTAGCTTCATCTTCGGTATAAAATAAATTAGTGTTTGGATTTATTTTTTCTAGCCAGAAAGAAATTTCCATTGGACCAGGCTTTAATTTCCGTTTATATTTCGCCTTCTTGATTATTGCTTCATCCTTAGACCACCCACGTTGTATCCAATAGGCTGAAGTGAAACGGCCACATGCTTTAAAATTATGATTCTGTTTAAATTTTACTAGTATGGCTTTATATCGTGATAATTTATCAATACTAGTCAGTAAATCAAGTAACTTCTGTTTTAATATCGGATTAAAGTTTTCGGAATTTATTTCGACTTCAAATTTGTTCATTGCAACTAACGGTTAATTTTTGTATATAATGTATATACCATTAGTGCTTATGAAAAAATTGGATAAAAACGAAATTGTAGTTTTAAAAGATTGGGAACATGTATTAAAACGAAGTTCGGTTTATATTGGTTCTACAACTTTATCAGAGGAATTAGTACCTATTATTCGTAATGGTAAAATAGTAATGGAACGCCACGATTTGTCAATCGGGTTTTATAAATTATTTCACGAAGTATTAGATAATGCTATAGATTGTGCCAAGCGCATGAAAGGTAAAATGAAATCTATTACTGTTGATTTTGATACAGCAAATAATAAGGTAGTCGTATCAGATACCGGTACAGGTTTTTATAAAGGTGTACAGAAAAACAAGTCTTCTGGTTTGTCTAATATAGAAACTGCTGTCAGTTGTTTACGAGCAGGTTCAAATTTTGACAATGATAATATTGATGAAACTGTTATTGGGACAAATGGCTTTGGTGTAAGTTTGGTTAATATATGTTCTTCTTTTTTTAGTATAGAAACTAGAAATGATAATTCGTTTTTTTATAAAGAATGGGATAAATTCATACCTAATAAAAAAACTGTAATAAAACGGGAAAAACAAACTATTACCGGAACGACTGTTTCTTTCATACCTAGATCAACCTTGTTTAAGAAGGCTAAATGGAATCGTGAGATCCTACTAACCGAGATGGTGATTAAGAAGTTCATTCTTAGCCGTGATCCAGTTCTTAAGAAATTGAAGTTTGATGTAACATTCGATGGCGAGAAATTTGATTTAGATCAAGAGTTCTTTCCTAAAGGTGCATTCATTGCCGATACGAAGATTGGACCGGTCGTTATACATGAGAGCTACGACCATTCCGGATCTCTTTCAGCTATCAACTCAGCCATGTGTACTGGGATGCATCAGAGGATCGTTAACGAGACTATAAATGCGAAATTGGATGATCAATTAGGACATCATTTCTATGAGACTTTCCTGGTGTTCAATTTACCACCAAGACTTGTACGTTTCCGTGACCAAAATAAAACCAGGTTGGATTCTACTAGAGGTGAGATTGAAGGAACCATAAAGGATAACCTCAGAGAAGCATTCAGAAAATTCTACACGACCGATCTATTCAAAACTTTATTTGAGAAAGTAGAGGAACGAAAGATGGAAACGGAGATCAAGAAACTTCGGAAGATCAAGAAGAAAGTTGATATACGAAATTCATCTAAATACTTCCCACCATCTGGGAGAATAGAGAACTTGTTTATCGTTGAGGGAGAATCGGCAATGGGATCTATCCTACAGAAAAGGAATACCAAACTTGATGGTGTTTACCGATTGAAAGGTAAGATCAAGAATGTTCGTTCTGTATCAGATCTATCCAGCAATCAAGAGGTCGTAGAACTGATGCAAATTCTAGATCTAGATCTAGATCGAACTAAACGAAACTTCAGTTATAAGAGGGTTATTATTGCGGCCGATGCTGATGAAGATGGTGGACACATTGCCTCACTGTTAGTAAACCTGTTCTTTAAGTGGTTTCCTTACATCATTGAAGTAGGTAGACTGTTTAGATTGCGTATACCATTGTTGTCGATCGGTGACGGGAAGAAGCGAGAATACTTCTTTGATAAAGCTGACTTCGACGATTGGTTGAAAGGTAAAAGAAAACCATCTTCAATTCGATTCTTAAAAGGTCTTGGATCTTTAGCGGAAGAAGATTGGGAAGTAATAATGAATAACAAACAACTTCAACAACTGAAGAACGATAAGGATGCCAAACGGTATCTAGATATGGCATTCGGAAAAGATTCGATGCCGAGGAAACTTTGGTTGAGAGGTGAATTCAAATAATAGAACAAATGCACCGGAAGAAAGTACAAGAAGAAGTGACCATAGAGTCTCTAAAATCGTTAGATTCATATATTGGCGATTACCCGTGAACAACAGGTATTTATCAAGAAAAAATAATACGTGTGCTTTGTGGCACTCGTGGTTGTAGGTTGTGTGTTAAACTAGTGAACCAAGGTCTTGGACTCTAAGAATACGGGCTTCCTCTCTACTACAGATCGGTATTTACCTACATGCAACGATCGTAGATGGGCAAATCTGGATACGTAATACATACCAGATAAGGTTGCTAAAGACTGACTGATAGGAAAGACTATCCCCTTTAGTGGGTTTAAAAAATGAAGAATGCTGAGGACGAAATGAACAAGTACGAAAAAATCAAACATCAAGCAGAAAATCTAAGACGGTTAGCAAAAGAAACCGGTCTAATGATTATGACGGATGTTAATGGAAGTAAATTTTTCAATATGGAAGATAAAGACGTAAGAATCAAATTGTGTATATGTCCGGAATGTCAAAAGATTGTTCAAGCATCCGTTGTACATATGATTACTAAAGACGTACAGAAAGAGATCAATAAGTTGGTCGCATCAGGTCATGATGTAAAAACGGTGACCCTGAAAGAATACCAGGAAGGTGTTGAATGGTGTAAGAACGAATCATGCCCAGAATGAGAGCATTTAAAAACTTCGCATCTTTTATAGGTGAAAAAGAACAGCCTAAAAACCCACAACCCAGTGTATCAGGATATGCTGGACGTAATGTTGAGGTGGGAAGTATCGATCATCTTTGGGACCGAGTACAAGATAGTATTCCGAAGGCAGGTCCAAGGGATCGTTATATGGTGATCAGTTCTTTTTCAGGTCACATGTCAATCAGTCCTAGTTTCTACGAAGATAATGTCGGACCTTCCGTTATGCTTTACACGGAAGAGAATTCCAATGAAGGATATGAAGATCACGTATTATTGATTTGGGATCTTGAAAATAACGAAGCTGTTTACGATTCAGGAAAGAGGAAGGGCTCACATAAATTTATGCCTGTTAGTGATTCTCAATGTGCTGAAATTGTGTCTGATAGAAAGGGCGCGAATCAAGCAACACAAGCAGTTAAACTTGCTAAAAAGGATGCTAAGCAAGATCAGTTGGATCATGATGCTGATAATCTTAGGAATGCTGAGTTGACATATTCTGATTATGTCAGAGATTGTCATGTTTCTAATACCGTACCTACAACATTCGCAGAATATCTGGATGCATATAATCGCAAGAATGTTCTGGGCATTTCTGGGTATTCAGGTCATGCGCCAAAATTAGCACCTAATCCTTCTCTCAGCACCTATGCTGAAACTATTGCAGCTCGGGTACATGGAATAGACATAGTTCCTGCACCTGATTTCCATGTGTTAGGACAGTCAGGATATAGATCACCGTCACCTGATAAATTACAAAGACTAGAACTTGAGCTCGCTCAACAAATCGAGAATCAAAAAACAAGTCTTGTTGCTGTCACCGATCAGATTTCTGCAAAGAAGAAAAAGAAAAAGAAAAAGACTCGTCATTTACACAGGTCTGAACTTTTTAATATGGATTAAGCAAGAGCCCCGACGAATGAAAGAAGAACTAAAATTTGAAGACCTTTCTGATGGCATGATCATCAAAGATGATGAAGGCCTACGTTGTACAATTAACGAATGTATTGATCCGCATAATATTTTGGTCAGTTACATTGGTGGCGGAAGTGGAATATTGTGTATCGTTGAAGGTTGTGAAATGCATGAACAATTATATAGAGATCACATTCCTAAAATCACTTCAACTACTGGTTCATCATAGTGTAAATTATATACTACTTCTCGTACCCATTGATAATCATCAAAACACACATAAGGTTTCACACCTTCAGGTAGTGTATGTACATTATATTCATCAGGAAAATTAACAGCTTTTTCTTCAAGCGTATCCTGGGCGCCATCTGGTAATAAAACCCGTTCACCTAAACGCGGAATCATTGGACATTCCACATCTACATATACGGCACCATATACTGGACATAGGTCCTTATTACCTTCAATACAGATTCTAATTTTATATTTTTCCATGTTGTAAAGATAAGAAAATTAACATGAATAGTCACTAACCATTTTACAAAGTTCAATAAAACGATCATTAGGAACATTCATTTTAATGTAATTGATGTCTTTGTGTATCCATTGGATGTTGTCAAGTTCATAACCCTTTGTTGAATCGATACGATCTAACGAAGCAGTTTTATTTGTGTAATCATTTTTGAACGCATCCATTTTCAGTAATAGACCAGTCAATGCACATTTTTCGTTTTGGTTTTTAAACTGTTTCCATGCATCTTCAATAGTTATATTAAATTCTAAGCCTCGCGATTTTGCATGTCTAACAATACTACCAAAAAATCGGCCGCTGATTTTTTCATAACCACCCCAACTTTTAGATTGTTTACCTTTACGTTTTCGTAAACATCCACAAGATTGTGCATGATTAGAAATTAAATTGACTCGATTTATGATTTTATTTGTTGTACCGCATTCACAACTACATGAATAATAATACTTCCAAGGCCGTTTACTTTTATTGTCATGCGAAAATTTATTAACTGTAGTCATTCCATATTTATTACCAACTATATCTAAGTGATCAAATGTTGTTTTTCTTTTATTCATCATTATTTATGTTTAAATTTGAAATTCAATACTATATATATCTGAACCTCAATTGAATTTATATGATTTTAGAACTTTGTCTGGGGGATGCCTATGGCTGTCCGTTTGAATTTGCTCCCAAAGAATTTATTGACGAGAACAACGATGGCAAACGTTTTCATTCGAGAGTATCGAAACATGGGAATGTGAGAGGTAACGGAGAATACACCGATGACACTCAAATGTCTTTGGGTGTTGCTGAGTTGATCTTAAGCAACCCAAACGATTACAGACCGGTTCAATTCGCAGCCAGTTTCTTGAATGCTTACAAACGTGAGTTCCCTTACCGAACAGGTTATGGTTCAAGAGTTCGTTTAGCACTCACCAATTCAATGTCAGGAATTGAGTTCATGAATATTGCCGAACCTCATCAGTCTTCTAACGGAGCAATCATGCGGGTTCTTCCATGTGGACTTCTTGGTGATCCCGTTCAGGTTCAGAATGCTGCGGTCTCACAATGTCTCACAACACATATACATCATGAAGCAATGGATTCAGCGAGAGTTCTTTCGTTGCTTGTTCATTCATTGATTTACAATGATGAGAAGTATTCCTTCACCAAACATTTCGCTTGGGCTCTAAAGCAATGTCAGTTTACATCAAAGCATGCAATGATCTCCAAGTACAAGGATTTTCCTAATGGCATTCCTTGTGACTCTTATGCGACCGTAGGTGCTGTTGTGGACGTCGTCACTCGATCCAATAACTATAAAGAAGTACTTATCAACTCCGTAGCATTTGGAGGCGATGTGGACTCCGTAGCAGCTTTGGCAATGGGAATAGCAAGTCTATGCCCACATATCAAAAAGGACTTGAATAGCAGTGATTTATTCGGTACATTAGAGAACGGTCCATTTGGTCGTGATTATTGTGTTGAACTAGATAAGAAAATCACTACATTCATCGAGCTTCAGAAAGCTGAAACTGCGATCGTCTTATTATGAACAAGAAATTTTATATCGCCTCCAGAGCACAAGGTCGTGTGGATGAATGGCCAAGTACATTTGGAAAAAATTCTTAGTTATGATCTTATGCACATTCCTACTCGGTGGGAAAGATTCAAGGCGTGGATTAAACGTCTCTTTAACCGATTTTAGGGAACTTTCTTGTCTTTCTTCGTATAATGTGCAAACGATATAATAATGGCACAAGAGAAAACAGTTAAAAAACAAAAAATTGATACTAACGCATTAGAGAATTTAAAAGCTCATTGGGAAGTATATGAAATGGCGGTTCAAGGTGTACGAGCTTGGATGGGTGAGCACAATAATTTTAGTGTAGAGATGATTTTACCGGGAGGAGAGCTGAGACAATCTTACCCAACAGCAAACATTGTAAATTTCCTAAAGGACAAAAAAGTTTTAATAGATGCTTAGAGACGATCTAATAAAGAAACAGACGAAGAAACTTAACAAGCAGGCCAAGAATTTACTTCTTGATTTGCCTGAGTTAATTCGCATGACTGCGGATATTAAGGTTCTCATAGACCAAAAGACTAAGTTCGTAAGAGAGCAAAATTATGAACCTGCTGCAAACACACGAGATAAAGAACGTACTGCTCAAGAAATATTGGATGGTTTAGAGTCTAAATTCTATAAGACTGCACAGAAAATTTTGGATACTTCTTTATTATTGGGTGTTCAACCTAAAGTTGTAATGACTTTAGTTTCTGAAATCAAAGCAAAGCATGTTGAATTGTGTATGAAGCTATTAAATGAAGGCAACAATCCAAGATCGGTAGAAGTGAACTTACTTAAGATCGTCCAAAAGGTTGAAGCTGTAGGTAGCGAAATATTAAAAATCGGGAAATGAAAGTAGATTTAATTAAATCCAACCCCCCCAAACCATTATCTGCGATATATGAGGATTGGTGGCCTGTGATACAACATTCTGGTGTATCTAAAGTTTTTGCAGATTTCATTACAGAATATGCATTTTATCATAATTTGAATGAAATGTCAATGAAAGTTAGCCAACTTTCATTACATATGATCAATCCAGGAATGCCTGTATATGGTCAAACTGTACCGAACGTTGAACCTTCAACATTACCACGAGCTATTAGAATTTTCGCAGGGATACAAGATAATTTTAAGGACAAACGTTTATTTGTTACACCAGAACCAGTATTTGAACTTCTGGTTGATGATACAATGGTATTTGGTGAAGCTAAAAGTCTTGAAGTTGTATATGAATTCCCAGCCGGTTTAGTATTTGATACAGCGAAGATGAATACCAATATAGAAGAGATCTATGAGGAACGCTTGATGAAACATATCATTGATGAATTGAATTCTAAAATAGAAAATACAAAATTTGACACAGCAGTTATATATGATCTTGGACAATTCGCATGGTTTACAATTGCTGAACTGGGTGAATTGCCACCAAAAATGAAAGCTGTTTATCGGATGAGAGTTAAGTTCTTTACTGATGAAGAGTTTAATACAAAGCTTAACACCAATCAGTCATATGAGAAAATCAACTTGGGAGAGAAGCCAGAAATCCCGTATCAAAAAGATTACATATTTGGACCAACTAATAATGGGGTCCCATTTACTGATATTTGGACTATCACTTTAAAGAATCCTAACCGTTTTACTTTGTGGTTAGTTAATCTGTTTTTTAAAGATGTTAAGCAAGCACCTGAAATCACGACCTCTGAAATCACGACGGATCCAGAGAAAGCCAAAGAAGCTCTGAAATCAATGATGGCAAACTATAAAGAAGAAATCCATATTGATGAGCCAGCTGGTAATACAAAGGATGAAGATTGAGATAGTTGACATTAAGGAACACATCAACACAGATTTCAAGACATACTCGATGTATGTCATTCAGTCTCGTGGAATCCCGAATTTTTACGATGCTCTGACACCGGTCCAACGATTGGTACTTCAGTATGCACCAGATAAATTCTCTGCAACTGTTGGTCTTGTTGGTCAAGTAATGGCAACCGGTCTCTATCATCATGGAGATATGTCATTGACCAAAGCGATCAACAAGATGACCAAACCTTTCAGCTGTTCCCGGAAGATGCTTCAGGGTGATGGTTTCTTTGGTTCACCAGTTACACCGAAACCATCATCGTCCAGGTATACGAAGATCAAGAGTGATCCAAAGACGAAAGCTCTTGTCTCACAGTACTCAGCATTGAACTCTCGGAATTCTGAAGGGAACTATGATTGGATTCATGTGGATCTTCCTATCTCACTATGTACTCACACAGTGGGTATTGCAGTTGGATATAAGTCAAACATCCTACCTCGGAAGATGGAAGATGTTGAAGCATACTTAAATGGTTCTGCAAAGAAATTACATCCGGTCTTTGCCGGGTTCAATGGTAAGGTCAAGAAGTATCCTGATCGTGAACGTGGTTGGATTATCGAAGGAGAGTTTGCTTTCGACAATGATTCAATGACAATGACTATTGGAGATCTTCCACCGATGGTTAAGTACACATCATTCATTACGAAGTTGATGTACAAGCTCGATACTATTGAAGGTAATTTCAAGGTCACCAATAATTCTAAGAAGATTGTAGACATCTCAATTAAGTGGAGAAACAAAGCGACTTGGCAAGAAGCAAAGACTACTGTTGAGAAGCTCACCAAGTGTGCAGTGATCGAACAATTGACCTTCGTTAAGAATGGTAATGTTGTTGTCTATGATAAGATCCATGACTATCTGGATGAGTTCAGAATACATCGTGAAAGAGTGATACACATGAAAATGATGTATGATCTTCGGGTGTCAAATAATGAGCTGGAATATCTGCGGGCAAAAAAAGAATTCTTGATATATATGATGGTCACCAAACGGAAGGCCGCAGAGATCAAGAAATTCATCTCAAAGTACGTTCCAACGATCCGACGTCGACTTGATGCAATCAAGTTAACGGCTTTGTCTCCAGAGACAGTTAAGGTTGTAGAACAATTGATAAAGGAAATGATCGCACTGATCAAAGTTCAAGAGAAGTCCTCTAAAGTTCAGCTCGTGAAATGTAAAGCAGGCGAGAAGAAATTTAAGGGTAAAGGTAAGGTAAGTCTAAGTGTTCAACTGTTTGAAGACGAGAATCCATATCAGTTAGATGGGATTGATGTTTTTGCTGAGGAAGATGCAGTTGACGAAGATGAAGTATTAACCGAAGATGAAGATGACGACACTTAATGTGAATTTGAATTCTAGATGGACGTGGCTTGCTATAAATTGGAAGGGTAATCGGTTAACGCTTTACACTGACGAACCCCAGCGAGATGATAATGGTAACTGGTCCGTTGTGACTGGTGAATACCTACAAGTTGATCGTAAACTATTCTCTGATGTGATTCAGAATAACTTGTACCGGGTTAATCATAGAGGCGAATTCACTTGCCATTGTAATTGGTGGCCTGGTGATGATGAACGATATGAATTGGATCAACCGATGGATTGATTTTTATTTGTCATAAGTTATTCTTATCTTTACGTCATGGAATCAGGAGATATAATAAAAAGACTTCAAGAGCTAGATCCATCTGGAGAGATGGACGTCGTAATTCTTTGTAACGATGGATATGCTTATGATCTAAACGGAAGTGCGGAATATGGTGGAGAATTTGCCAACGTAAAGGCAGGTTTAGTAAAATCTACATCTACCAAAAAGAAAAAGAAATCCAATTGTTAATTGTTTATTGTTTGACATCTCAAACTAATGAAAACAGAACGAAACATACCGAGCGGTTATCCAAATCCATACTTGTATTCGCCAATTATGAACTCAAATTTCGATAGAGAAAACCAGAGTTATCATAAAAATGCAGCAATGGTTATTTGTTGGTTAAGAACCCCAACAGGAAGACTATCAAAATTCTTTGGGCACGTAGCTGTTAAGAACAGTGAAAGCATTGAAACCGTAATTAAGACGGGAAAAAATGAGTTATCCAATTATATGCAAAGTGTATTTAAAAAAGAACTAAACAAAGGATATTCGATTGATAAAACATTCATTTATTCTACACAAATACGATGAATAACGTAGATGTATGGATCGGTGCCGATACTCATTATGGACACGCTAATCTTGTTCGAGGAATAAGTACATGGGACGATAAAACCATGTGCCGAGATTTCGATACACTTGAAGAGATGAATGATACCATCATTGAGAATATCAATAAGGTGGTGAAACCTAATGATCACTTTTATCATGGAGGTGATATTGCATTTGGTCACAAGGAGAAGAACATCATAGAATTTCGTGAACGAGTCAATTGTAAAAACATTTGGGTATTCACAGGAAATCACGATCATTATCTTGAATCCAGTACAAGCCCTCTAAGACCTCTATTTAATGGAGTTAAGAGTAAGGGATACAAAAAGATTCTAGGTCAACCTATAGTATTCAATCACTTTCCAGAACTAGTGTGGGACAATCATCATCACGGTGTTTGGCATTTACACGGTCATTGTCATGATTCATTGAACAAGTGTGACGATCCGAAGTTCAAAGCAGCATTGGACGTTCTATACTTTTCTCGTAAGACGATGGACATTGGGATAGATACTCATCCAGAATTCAGACCTTATCACTTTGATGAGATCAAAGCAATCATGGATAAAAGAGAGGTTGTTTTGTTTGATCATCATACAACGAGACTTTAAATGCTTACTTTTGAAGACATGGAGTATAAGAAGTTACCATTCAAGGTAATCAAACAAGGTGCACCGGAGTTGAGCGGTTTATCTGCCAAACTCGTTAATTCAAGCTATACACATCTCAATGTTGCGTTAGAACTGAAAACCAAGAATGGTGATGCATTGGCCAAAGGATTTGGATTGGACGATGTAGATAGTCGAATGGTTTATTTAGAACCAAATCAATCTTTTTTTCTTAAGAAAGGTATTCCATCGTACGAACCAACAGCAATACAGTTTGACTTACCGGAAGGTTGGGTAATCTGGAGTCTCACCTGGAACAAGTTTACCGTCTTCATATCGTTCTTCAATACCAATAAGATCCAAGATATGACTGATGAAGTCACACGTGATCATGTTGGTCAATCTAATCGTATTCTTGATAAGTTTGTAGATCAACGAAAAGCAAACAAACTTCAAGTATATGAAGGTTGTACTAAGGAAGATATATTCATGGTAGAATCTGAAAACGCGATTTCTGGTGGAACGGATTATCTTTATTGGGTCACCAAAGAGAAGACGATGCCCGATCGTGATTATGATGGTAGATTTACATGGGACAAGAGGTGTGAATTCTTTTGTTTAGAAGGAAGCCAATCTCCAGTAGATACGAAGAAAGAAGCAGAGAAACGATTATTCGCAAGTTTTAAAAGAAAGGGTTATTTCAAATGATAAAAAAATGAAAATGAAAAGTTACCCGTTAACCTATTCCTCCAACACAGGACATTTCGATCAATATACTTACTGGACTTATGATCTGATAAAGGAGAAAGTCAAAGTTGAAGTTGGTGGAGGAGATAGGGAGATAGAGCCGTATACTTCCAAGAAGGAATATAAGGAGAACATTAAGATGGTCAAACACCTTGCTAGAAAGGAACAGAAGCGTTTGGTTGGAGCGATTAAGAATAATCGTGAAGTTATTGTATGGACAGAAGATGATCCGAAAGAAAAAGTAAAAGCCGAACGTCACCTGGCTTTGAATTTGGAACGGCAAACATTCATTGAGGAATTCATTGTCCGAACAAAAACGAGCAAGTGAGTTAAGCAAATATTACGGAAATAACGAGGGCTTCATTGGGAACAATGGGGCCCTTTTTACATATAGTCTATAGTAAAAGAAAACACTATAGATATGGCAACATTAACAACGAAAACTCCAACGGCGGCAAAGCTTAAAATTAAGAGCCCCGAAAATTTCATCGCATTTCTTAAACGGTTTAGCGGAATTCGAGATGGTCTTTTATTAGAGATCCATCAAGATAACATTAAAGCTAAAAGTCACTCGGTCGATAGATCAGTGATTAAGTATTCCAAGATGCCGATGGTCGATGTATTAGAAGGCAGTATGCCGGTAGATATGATCAAGGTCGGAATACACGAGATCAAGAAGGTAATCAATGTTTTCAACCATTTCAGTGAAGCAGATGAGATCTTCATGAATGTGAAGTATGAAAATGTTGGTGGTGAAGCGATCGCAACGGAATTGTTGTTCCAGAGCCCAACACTGAAGATCAAAATATTCACAGCAGATACCACATTCTTCCAGTATGTTTCTGGTGAGATGTTGAAGAAACTGATTGAATCAGTACAAGCTGAGAAGAAAGCAGAATTTCCATTCCCAAAAGAGGCATTCGCCAGAGTGAATAGTCTTTGCTCATTGGATACTGCAAAGGATTTTCTCCAGATGAATGTTGCAGATAGCAAGATCATGATGAAAGGTAAGTCTTTCGATTATCAGGTTGGGGATGGTCAAACAGGTACCACAGCAGAATTCACATTCTACAACGAACACTTTGTATTGATCGAGCCTGAGATCTCAACATTCTTGTTGGGTGATTCTAGGATGCTTGTTAAGTCTCAAGAGTCTGATACACTAATCATAGTAGGAAGAATCGAATGAGCAACAAGATTGAAGAGTTTGAAACTACAACGGAATTCCCAGAGAAGTTCAACAGATTAGTTGATCGTGTTGAAACTCTGGAAAGTCGTCAAGCTTTATTGTTGTCAACAGTAGTGACCGTATTGGTTGCGTCCTCGATAATTTTAGCCACAATAGTATTAAGTTATGGATAGATTATACAAAAAGGCCATTGAAATTTATGGTGACTGGGATGCTAGTATGGGCATCAAGATCATAGCTGAAAAAGAAGAGCTAGATAAGTTTTCTCCTGTCCTGGAAGAAATGTATGATTGCCCGTGGTTATCTCAGTCTTATACGGATTTTCACCCGATGGATGAGGATGGTAATATGCTCGAGAAATATGTGATCGGAAATCTGGCGAACATGATTCCAAATCCAGATAGAGAAGGACCGATCAGATTTATGCAGATCAAATTTGGTATGCTAAGGTTTTATCCAAGTAGAAGTATGCCAAAAACTGGGTCACACATTTTACCTAGTGTTATCCCGGTTAATGATATGAGATCTGTGCAGTCTATTATTTTATCAATGGATAGTGCAGAGTTGTATGCTAAGAAAGCTGTTACGTTGCTCACAGCTAAAGGCGAACTTCAAAATTATGTTCACCGATCTAAAGAAGAATGGAAGAGCATTGTCAGGCCACAAATCCTGGAAGGATTAGAAGAAAAACTTGATACTATTCTTGATTTTATTTATGGATCAGTTCCGGTTATTTCTGCTGATGAGTCTGTACCATTATTAGGTGACATACAGGTCCGTGTAAATGCTGCTGATGTGATTCAAGGTAATGCAACGGCAATTAACGTATCAAGATATTTTTCAAATCAAGAAGGCGTATCAGATGGTAATGTTCATCGCTTCCCACAATGAGTTTACCAGCCTATCTAAACCCAGATTTAGTCGTGTTTATTACATATTTTTGAAGTAGGTCATTTAATATTTTTTCTGGCTTTGCATCAGGAAATTTTTTATTCTTTGTAATATCATGTTCCCATATAATTTCTACGTTATATCCACACTTTGTGAGATACGGAATACGAGCATTATCAGTTTTCGGTTTTTTTGCTGTTGGGCAATGCTCTTCACAAGCATGCCAATAACAACCATCAATAAATATAATTAGATTATAATCTGGTATAAAAATATCAACACAAAATTTATTCTTAATAAGATGTTCTGTAATAAATTTGATATTTAACTTGGTAAGTAAATTCTGTATTAGTAATTCCGGTTTGGTAGGTCCAAAAATATTTTGCGAACGTTGTAATAACGTATGATTCCTTATTATTTCTTTAACTTCATCAGAGTGAAATTTACCAAAAAACGGATTATTTTCGCCCGAAAATCTCCTAGCGTTATCTTGATCTTTACAGTCTCGACTACAATACGAAGCATTACCACGGGACAATGGTACATAAAAGGGTTTATTACATATAGGGTTAAAGCATGTTTTAGTTAGCCCTGATAAATGTCGAATTCGGTTTTGATTTTTTTCACTAATGATTTTTTTCACTTCATTTGTATGTGTTTTTCCAAAAAACGGATTATTAGATCCAATGAATTTTCCTTTTTTCTTATCTGATATTTTTTTCTTGGTTTCCTCTGATAATTCGACATTATATCTCGAATTACAAGCACCACGGGCTTGATGTCCTGCTATAAATTTTCTTGGTTTGCCCCTATAAATATTAGTTTCTTCATTACATCCACAATTACAATACCCACTTTTTACATCTTTCATATTGTATATATCTAGGTCCTGCTATAAAAAATATACCTAGTTCGTTAATACGGAAAAATATATGAAACTAAAACACTGATATACGTATAAAAAATGTGATTGATACTAATTTTTTAAAGCGTTGTCCACCTCATCTTACCGAACTAGAATTTATTGTCGGTGTAGATGAGGTGGGCTGAATTTGGTCGTGGTTGTCTGGCTGGACCAGTTGTTGCCGCTGCAGTTATCCTTCCCAAAGATTATCACCATCCAAAGTTAAGGGACTCTAAGAAGATGTCTAAGAAACTTCGTGAAGAAGTTGCTGAGCATATCAAGGAAAATGCCGTGTCTTATTCGGTGAGCCAGGTGAGTCCGGAAATTATAGATCAGCAAAATATACTCCGAGCAACAATGATGGCCATGCATCAAGCCATAGGCGTTGTGGATCGGTCTGGGTTTGCAGAAGAAGGTTCAGTTTCGTCAATCGTTGAATTTGTTTTGGTTGATGGGAATTATTTTGAATCATACGGTAGACAAGGTGAAAATTTCTTGGATTTTGAAACTGTACCTCACAAGTGTATTATCAAAGGTGATGATAAGTTCGCTTCGATTGCTGCGGCCTCTGTTATTGCCAAAGTTGAGCGAGATAAATTCATGACGGTTTTAGCGGAAAAATATCCGGATTATAGTTGGGAAACTAACGCAGGATATGGAACAAAGGCCCATATCGAGGGTATAAAGAAAGCAGGAATTACCAAGTGGCATCGTAAGACATTCCTAACGGGTATCCTAAGTAAACCAACCCAATTATTATGAGTACAACAACACACACAAAATTAGTAAAGTACGGAGCAGAACTTGAATCTCAAGTTATCGAGAGCACTCAGTTTGCCATTGATCCTACGAAGAGAACAGGTGTATTAGACATGTCATTTCAAAATGGTGTCAAGTATACATTTGAAGATGTTCCAGAAATGGTATTTCTTGGATTGCTTCATGCCACTTCGCATGGTCAGTACTTTATCAATCACATCAAGGACAATTACGACTACACAAAAACAGACGCATGAAAACTAACGTGAAAGACACAAGCAAAAAGGCTTACAAGAAAATCATCAAGAGCCTTCCTGAAAAAAGGAGAGATGTTTATGGAGCAATCAAGAAATTGAAAACTTGTTGTGATGTTGACATCGCTGAATATCTGGAGTGGACCATTAACCGGGTAACTGGTCGAAGGAACGAACTAGAGAAATTAGGTCTTGTTGAAAGCATTGGTAAACGAATGACTAGGCATTCTGATATTGCAGTTTATCACTGGCAAATCGTGAAGCCATGAGCAGACGACATCAAGGCAAAACAATCTCTGTGTCTTTCCTTTTAGGTATCCTTTTTGTGATACTTAAACTGAATGATGTTATTGATTGGTCTTGGTTCTGGGTGACGCTTCCTTTTTGGTGGATGTGGGCTTTCGCAATAGGGCTGGCAATTTTCGGATTGCTGGGAATACTACTAGCTGCAATAATAAGCGGTAAATGATTAACAAAGAATAGAATGGAATTACAATACACAAACATAGATCTGGCAACATGCACTCGAGCAGAGATCGAATCTGAGCTCGTTAGAATGAAGTACCAGTCCAACGAATGGAAGAACGAGGAGCAAGCAATTAAGCTTACGATTAACTCGATCTATGGAGCCATGGGTAATAAGTGGTTGGTGTGTTTCAATTCTAAAGTTGCTGAGACTGTTACACTTCAAGGTCAGGATCTTATTAAGTTTGCTGAGCGAGTGATCAATGCTTACTTCAACCGATTCTGGCACTTAGATACCGAATTACATGAGAAGCTTGGACTTACAAAAGTTACTGAAGTTACTAGACCAGTTAATATCTACTCGGATACTGATTCCGTAGATCGATCATCGATGATAATGGATAAATCACTTGGTGCTATATCAATAGAAGATTTTTGGAATTTGTATGCAAAGCATGGCTATACTAGTGATGAACGGGGTAATGAATTAGTATTACTACCAGAAGGTAATGTATCTGTAGAGAATTGGGATGGTGATGTGAAATGGTCTAATGTTAAACGTATCATACGACACAAAGTACGAAAAAAGAAATATAGAATGCGCTCAAAAAGTGGCAAGGAAATAATAGTAACGGATGATCATTCTTTAATAGTTATTAGAGATGGAAAGAAGATAAAGGTCAAAGCTTCTGAAATAAATACAAAAAAAGATTTACTTGTCTGTATATATAATGAAAAATAACATGTATACAGATGAATGTACAAACGCTAATAAAGACGCAAAGAAACAGAAAATGTAAGAAACTATATAAGGAAATAGAATCTAATTTTTTTCCTAAAGCAAAGAAATGCAGAATTTGTAATGATAGTATTTTTTATTATAATAGTTTTTTTAAATTTAATAGAAATAAAATAATAGTTAAAGATTTAAACTCAAAAAGCGAATTTACATATAAGGAGATAGCAGGTGTAAAATATTATTTATCTGTTTGTGAAGATTGTATGATAGAACATTCAGATTATGGTATATCAAAGAATAAAGGACGCATATTTAATGTTTCATCGGAAATAACATGTTTTGCGTTTAATATTCCGCTAGCCGCTAAAAATTTAAGTAATAAAGATAGATCAACAACATTAGATAATTTAATAAGACGTCATGGAGAAAAAATAGGAAAGGATAAATGGGATAAGTATGTCAAGAGACAAGCATATACAAATACATATGAGTATAAAAAAACAAAATATGGTTGGTCAGTAACTGATTTTTCTGTGTATAATAAAGATAGATCAACAACATTAGATAATTTAATAAGACGTCATGGAGAAAAAATAGGGAAGGATAAATGGGATAAGTATGTCAAGAGACAAGCATATGCAGGATGTTCAATAGAATATTTTATAGAAAAATATGGTATAAATAAGGGTACATTAAAATATAAGGATCTTAATGAATCAAAGAGACTAATATTAGAAAATTTTATAAAAAAATATGGCGCTGAGGGGAAAAACAAGTATAAACAATACCTTAATAATAAATATACCGGATATTCTAAAATATCGCAAGTACTATTCGATAAATTAGACGATTTTTTTCCAAATGAAAAAAAATACTATGCTACTAAAAACTGTGAATATGGAAAACAATTAGGACATAATACCTATGTTAAGTTAGATTTTTATATTCCTAGTATTCAATTATGTATAGAATTTAATGGTGACATATTTCATGCAAATCCATCTATGTTTAAATATAATGATAGACCTAATGTGTATAATAAAAAAATGACATCGGAACAATTATGGGCAAAGGATAAATGGAGATATGATTCATTATTATCGAAACATAATATTGAAACCATTGTAATATGGGAGAATGATTATAGAGTAGATCCAGGTAGCATTAACGAATCACTTAAAAATATAATATGCGAACGTATAAATACGAAGAAATAGAATCCGTTGAAGAAATAGGTTATTTTGAAGATGATTATGTATATGATCTTGAAATGTATGATGATAGTCATACATTTATCGCTAATGATATATTAGTACACAATTCCTGCTACATCCGATTTGAAGATGTTGCTAATTCGTGTGACTGGCAGGGCAAACATTACGAGTACGAGAAGGATGGAGAGACTCACAGAATTGACTTTACAACACCTAAGGAACTTATCCTGGCTATTAACATGGCTAGAGTTAAACCATATCTTCAGGAGCAATTCGATATTTATGCAAAGAAGTGGGAAACCAAGAACCAACAAGATTTTGAGATGGAAACTATCTCAGCAACTGGTACATGGTTAGCTAAGAAGAAATACATCCTTGATAAGGTCTGGGAAGATGGTATCGATATTGATCCACTAACTGAGGTCGTCTACAAAGGTATTGAGCTTGCCCAAAGTTCTACACCAATGTTCGCCCGTAAGAAATTAGATGAACTGATGAAGCATGTTCTAACCAAGAAGAAAAGCTTGGACAAAAAGGAATTCACTCAGATCTTAAGAGGAATTAAAGAGGAATTCCGTGTGGCTGATCCTGAGACACTTTCACAAGGTCGATCTATCAATAACTACTCTAAGTTTATTCTGAACGACACAGACAAATTTGAATGTGCCAAAGCTCCACCAATTCATGTTCGTGCTGCAGGTTATCACAACTACTTGTTGAATGCTAAACCTGAGATGAAACGAAAGTATGACATGATCAGGTCAGGTAATAAAGTGAAGTTCTACTACGTTGCTATCAAGCATCAGAACGAGAATGATGTGTTTGCTTACAATCCAGGAAAGTATCCATATGAGTTTGCTCCACCGATCGATTATGATAAGATGTTTGAGAAGACAATTCTTGATCCGATCAACAGAGTAATGACAGCAATGAAACTTGGTGCAATTCCACCAGGACTACAAATCGTAAATGCCTTATTCTAATGATAGTTAACATTGAAGTTTTATATGTTCCGACAGGTGAGATAATCGCCTACGGTTATCAGACAGTAGATACGGATGTAGAGTTCGATCAGGTGATGGAACTCATGTCCAAAGCTGTAATCGGTAAGCTCTCATTTCTGAAGATCCATGACCGAGAAGATAACCACATGTATATCGGTAAAGAGATCTTGACTAAATCCAAAATATCAGTATGCAAAGAAATCGAACCGGAATAATCTGTCCATTAACTGGATCTGTCCTTATCAAGTCAGGTGAAACTAGTGATAGTCTAACGCTCTATTATTCAGCAGAAGATGATAGAAGCATCCGATACATCCGAAGACGAACCGATTGGTCTGTAATGCAATTAGATGGAACCGAACGGTTCTTTATGGTTGGCGGATTAGTTGAGTCTGTTAACATAGATGGAAAGTGGTTACCCTTGAATGCTTCAGAGGAACGTATTAAGAATTCCAAGAAAGAACAAAAAGATCGTGGTGTTAAAGTAAGTACCGCATTTGACCTTATTCCCGTTAATGCATTAACTCCACCCGATCCTAAAATATCCTTCAATCTTGATGCTTTATTAGAGCCGAAAGATGAGCCGAAAGATGAAACAAAATAGTCGATTGGCGTAAAATATAGGTAACAAAAAACGCAATTAAAAACACAAAAAGTAATGGCAAAAAAGAAAGCAACGGCATCAACAGGCGGATTAGACTTCGCAGCATTTGATGCAGCATTAAGTAAAGTACCAGGAATGCATTTAGGATCTCTTATCGAGACCAATACATTCTCCGCAATTACAGATTACATCTCTACAGGTCACTATCTGTTTAATGCGCAACTATCAGGAACACTTTTCGGAGGAGTGGCAAATGCTCGGTCACTAGGACTAGTAGGTGATCCTGAAACAGGTAAGACATTTATCTG